AGTATACATGTATACACGTATAGTAAGATACATGTATAGATATACGTGTATAGTAGTATGTGAGTATACATGTATATGATAGCGCGTTTATATTACGCGTATATGCAAAAAATTTGAAAATTATCGATGATTCCCACGCCTGCCTGCACCGACATAACTGACTGATACCGAGCGACTTACGCCTGGAAAATCTCCATACCATAAATTGGTATGACCTACCCCTCCCATCAGAGTAAATACGACACGAATAGTTACATTTGTCCCGGCTGGCCCCCATCTGCCATTATTGCCCCCACCAGGCCATGCATATATCCTAAAAACACCATCACCCATCGACCGATACGAAAACACCTCTCCCGGAGATTTCCCCGGAGGCCACCCCATAGCATCATTTTCATCAAACCCTGCACCACTTACATATGTTTTTTCACGCGGCCAGCCAGTTATCCTAACATCTAAATATTCAAATGCCGACGCAGATTTAATTGTAAAATCAATATAATTACTTACCCCCTGAATCCCGAGCGTTAACGGTGTCATCAACCCACTGGAATAATGCCCGCATTGAGGCGAGTATCGGATTGTATGGTCATCGAAATACCTACACGGATTCGGTTGCTGTGTTCTGACAGGGCATACATATGAGCATACATATTCTCCGGCCCGGCTCGAACAAACGGCAGATTCCTGCGACGCTGTCTCAAACTTACATAACCCATCAATGTTTTCCGGTATTGGCATCAGACCTTCGAGTGTCTCCTTTAAAATCGCAGTATCAAGGGCATATACCCGATTCGGAACGTAAATGTATGGGGTTTCACCTCCATTTTTAAAATCCGCGATAGCCCAATCTAACGGAGTTAATTGATTTATAGCATCAATACAATTAGTTCTGATTGATGTTTTTGTATTTGATCTTCTGCTCTGGCATACGGTAAAATCACCCGGTAATGGTATTCGCTGACCGTCTATATACAGTAAATTTGACATAATTACCCGTTTGATGTTCTATATCCATATGTCCTGGTTTTTACTAATGCGCCAGTAGACCGGAGTTGTGCGGTACACATTGACCCCTCATCATATGTGTGTAGAATTACTGCCAATTTATCATCAGTTTCAGATCCACCAACGTCCTCTTTAAATTTCTCGTAATTTTCTTGTATTTCGTCTATAACCGACTGGAACTTACCAGATGCCTGTATTTGTGCTTTTGGTGCGCAAGTAATAGATATCGTGTGCCCCCCATCTGCCGGGCTGCTATAATCGTATTGAATATCAATTATTTGCATTTCAGTGGCGTTAAAATTAGATAACCCTTCAAACCCGCTGAATACCACAACCTGATATAATTCAAACGCCAGATCCTGAAAAGTTGCCTCAAACGTGGGTATCTGGTATTCTAACAGGGATAATAACTGATTTGCTTTTGCATCTACCAGCGCTTGAGCGTTTGCATCCTCTGCGGCTGTTCCATACGATTTACCCCCCGGCCCAAAGTTTGATGTCTGCGCAATCCCATTAATCCACCAGTTCCCGGCAGGATCGGGTAACAAATCGTATGTTCGATAATATAGCGTTCTAGGTATCTCCAAACCCGCCACAACGGCAGAACCGGCCAGATATTTGTAAAACCATGTAGAATCTTTCTTTCTACATGCTTCAACCCAAACAGAATTATACGACTGTTCCAGAACAATTGAAGCGCTTAAACCGGGAGAGCCGATTAACCCGGCGGTTTGCGGAGTTATTTGTATTGGTGTTTGTGTCACTCCTAACCAACCAAGAGCAACACCGAATTTTGGAATCAAATAGAAATACTCTCTCCATTCTGTGCCTACAAGGATAAATCGCGTGAAATAAATCATATGACAATGTTCAGAAACTTCATCCAGAATATCAATCAATTTATCCCCATCATATCCAAACTGTTTCCCTTCGATTTTTGCCGGTTCTTCAAGTGTTGGATGTCTGTTATCAAAACCCATTGATGTAGGTTCGATATTCCAGTTTGGAACTGCTCGTATTGATGGCATTCCCCCGGTAATCGCTGAATTACTTTTTGTAGCCCATAATCCATACGGCCCCGGTCTAGTTTCATCAATTAATCCAGTAGCATCATCGACATAAAACAGCATCCGGGCAATATAATGAGATGGATTTTCAAATGTCGTAATCTTATCAAGCCTTCCCTGAATCGCAGAAATATTTGATTCTGTTTTCTGCCATGCTTTAATATCTGCTCCTGCTCTGGTTTGCCGAATATACCACGGTGCCCGGTTAGAAAGGAAATATCCTGATGAATATGCAGTAACTTGTGATGTTACGTCTGGATAATCATAATCTATCCTATAATCTGTAGGATACCCAAGCAATGCGCACCGATTGTCTTCAACATGCGTCAATTTTCCAAATGTTGGAGGGATGTCTGTTCCAAGTATATTAACGTCATATTGCCACGCAATATCAGATGTACTCCTTCTAGCAGACAGATTTAACCAATTATAATCATTTAGGTTCTGAATTGTTGATTCCGGCATAGTTACTCCGATTTGTTTTGTTACGATATCCCCAAAATTAAGAGCACGCGGCCAATACATCTGATATCTTGGATTATATGTTCCGCTTGCTGGTGGTGCTCGCATCGGGATTTGAAACGTGTATGATTGTCCTGGTGCAATTTGTTTATCAACAGGGACATAATACCATGATTTACTAAATTTTCCAGCGTCTTCATTGATTGCCTCAATTCTAAACTCGTAATTCCACGGCCATGGCCCGGTATTTTTCAACGTTACAAACGAAATATACCGATCAGCAACATAAAGAGAATCTGGCATGTCTACAGTAACAATTTCAGCGTTAGGTCTTGCTAAAACAGTAATATTAAACTGAACAATAGCCCCGAAATATTGATAATACCAGTTAAACTGACCCGGTTGACCCGTCCAATATCCATATTGATAAACCATCTGGTACTGAAAAGTGTATGTTCCAGGTGATACCGGCGCAATCATTGAAAAATTTAATGTTGCAACCGAATTATCCCAAATTGTTTCAGGTAGAATTATTTTATCAATTCCAGTATATTGCTTTGCAGTCTGGTTTAATGGTGCCAGATAATGATAAAATCTAATGCTATACGGATCACTTGTATTCGGCATATGCTGCTTGTATCTCCACCAATTCACATCATACGACCCTGAATTATTAGATGTATTTTTGAGTTGTATTGTCACATCGTGCGATTCTCCGGCAACCAAATTAGTATTGTGATACGTTAAGGATACTAATTCGGAATTCCAAGCCATATTTAAGCGGTCTCCTGTTCAAATCCAATAACCCATGTATATAGTCGATTTGTGCCGGTTCCGATTTTCCGGGCATTACTCCACGAAGAAATATACGCTTTCGTAACCGTTTCTCCATCAACAACTAGCGTGTATTTGCTTCCAATTAATGCAACTAACTGATTATACACGGTTTTGTTATTGCTCATACATTGGAATGTAAACCGTTTTGAAGTGTATACTCCAATATTTGCAGCTGTTTTTCCTGAATGGAGCACGGTTCTGGAAGATATAATTTCAAGTTCTTCATCTCCTGCTGAAGTGCAATTGGGGAGCGATATGCCGTTAAATGTTGCTGTTATTGGCATTTCACCTTCCCTTTTGCTGAACTCAATAGTATATTTCCAGACATTACCACCACCCCTCGGCTGTAATGCTGATAAAGAAGTGATATAACAAAGAGGAATTGCAGAACCATTTATGGTAAGCGTCTGTTTTGTTTCTATCGCTGCAATAATGTTGTTAAATTCGGTTTGGCTTTCAGTTAAACAGTCAAACGCATATCTGCGTGTAATAACGGGGATTGGGGTTGTAAATGAAAACCCGGCTGACATGTCAACTGAGTATTCAGGAGTAATATCAAACGCATTTGGAATAATCGGGTGTGATAAATTGATTGTTCCAAAAGAAACAACATCAGATATATTATACTGATATTTCTGTATTTCTACATCGAAAATAGAGATTAAACCTCCACCTTTTGGGGAATACCTAGTAATTTTAGTTATTCTGCAATTATCATAAGTGTCCTCATTTAAAATAGCAGAAACAGATTTTCCAATCCGCGTTTTTAATTGTGACGCCGTTTCACCGTGGAAATCGACATATGTGATTTGACGAGATATTGAATATGCAATAGGTTCAGAAATTCCAGCCTGAAAACATCTATCGTCAATTATTGGAGATATTTGTTCTTCAGATATGCTAATAACAGTGGGTAAATTCAAACCATCAATATTAACCGCGTCCACTGATTCAAACTGATGATAATAAAATTCCACATGCCAAACCCACCATTCCAACCCCGCTTTGCGCTGCATATCAGAAATGTTCGATATATATACGTCATTATATGGAACACCATATACCGATAACGTTCTTCGCAAACCAACAAGACTTAAGAGAGTATCATACTCTACAAAATCGACAGATTCAGCAACAATTGATATTTTACGGGTATAAATTTTAGGTTCCTTTACTCCAAACATAGCGAATTTTTCATCAACATCAATAGATATCTGATCTGGTGATTCTCTCGACGCATGTGAAAATACAAATGCTCCAAATTCAATTGTTTTTTTACTTGGAACTGTCGGATTAAGGCGAATAATCGGAGAATGAACAATACATGATACGTGCACATCTACCCTTCCATCATCAAAGAATGGTGTAGGTGAGTTTGCAAGTGCTGATATTGGAGTCGAAACCTTAATGCAAATTGCAGGGTTTGGAATTTGAATAACATCTACAATTCCTTGTGTAGTGCATCTTAATTTTATTGGACAGATTACTGATGGTGTGTTCGTAATCGCGTTTATACTGGTTGATAACGTGAAAAGCCCACGAACATCAAATTCAGATGAATGTATTGTAGATGCCATAATACCTCAGGTCATTATAATTTTTATTCCAACTTTCCGGAAATATGCTGGATTTTCACTAGATGGTGCGGTAAGTGTCCGTTTAATCCAGATTGGCTGAGCCATACCCGCGTTTATGCTACATGATAAACTAGATGCAAATGCCGAATTATCAGGTTTATCTGTCATATCATCAGACGATGTTCCGGCTGCAATCGTTGCTGTTAATCTATCAGATAACGCCGTTGGTGCTGTTAATTCAATAGAATATGTTTTATTCAACACATCGTCTTCTGAAGCATAAATAAAGCATTTTCTATAGTCTGTTGCACCAGAAAGGTTCTCTGCATCGGTAAAATCATCAAACAGGATTGATACTTCAGCGGTTCCCCTAATACCGCCGTGGGATGCGCTTTCAGTCCAATTTGCGCATTGCATCAATTTTAAACCGGTTTCTGATGTTATTAGGATTTGATCCCACTTACCGAGATCATACGCAGTCAAATCAAAGGTCATACGATTAAAAATCCTCCTGAATTGATAAGCGGCTGACCCTTCTTTTTTTCAACCGGAATCAGGTATTTTACAATAACAATCCCGCTGCCCCCAGATCCCCCGGTAGAATATCCTCCACCACCGCCACCACCAAGGTTTGCAGTACCCGCACCACCTGTTCCAGATCCAGCACCAGCGCCACCACCACCAGAACCGCCAGCCATGCCCGTATAGGCGGCCCCGTTATAACTCATCCCACCGCCACCACCAGCATAGGTTACCGACGATCCAGAAATGGAAAATGCCCGACCTGCACCTCCAGCTGTAGATACTTGATACGATGTGTTTGCGCCTGCTGCACCTGCACCACCGCCACCGGCTCCGGAATTGTTTCCTCCTCCGGTGCCTCCAGCATACCCATAACCAGTTCCACCGCCAGAAGCTCCCTGGGTGGCCGCACCTCCCGCATTGGAGTTCGCTGCACCGCCACCAGAACCACCAGCATTACCGGGGTTATTGGCATTTCCACCCTTACCGCCACCAATTGCCGTTATATCTGAAAAGGTAGAATTCCCTCCGTTACTAGCAGATGCGCCTCCAGCTCCGACAGATAGCGAAATCGTCCCTGATACTGATTTCGATGCGTGATATACTACACCCCCACCACCGCCACCACCGGCAGCGAGCCCATAACCGGCAGGACCCCCACCACCGCCACCAGCAACAACGAGCACTTCAGCCAAAGATACACCGGCAGGAACTACCCACGTGGTAGAACCATCTCCCGTGTATGTATCAATATTATAGCCGGAAGCGATGACAGTACTTTTTGAAATCGTCATAACTCACACCGGTTTCGTGGGCCATTCGATAGATTCAACATTCGCGTATGTTTCGGGTATATCTCTCAAAACACGGCGATAATTCGCCCATTCTGTCTTACTCTGTTCTGATAACGGGCAATCTCCTAATTGAGTCCAATCTGATTCATATAATAAATCTGCCCGAACTAATCTAATTGCGCTCCATTTTACATTTTCATTGCTCATCAAATCGGATTGTTCAGCAATCCAATCAGACTGATATTTTGCGGCTGTTTCCACATTGGTGTCCGATGCAGCATTATCTTGTGCAACAAGCGTATCCAATTCGGCTTTGAGTTGTGATGTGAGAGATAACCATTCTGATTTGGTTAAACTTCCGGTATTTTGCATCGCTTCGTTGTATTCAACGGTTTTTGCATATATCTCCTCAATCAAACGAGGAAAATATACAGGAGGTTTAGTTTGTATATTCTCATTTGCACATCTGATTAAATAATCGTCGTATTTTCTTTGAATTTCAGCATTCCACGCCATTTTAAACATCCTCGTATTTGTCAGTTGTATATGTCAGATAAACATCAGTAAGCAATACATCAGCGGCGCTAGTATCAGTTCCTTTTCTGTAAATACGGAAGAATATCTCTTCTCCTCCGGCAACTGTCAACCCACTTGGAGCAAGAGCAGGGGTTATCTGTGCAGACTCGGCAGATATTTTTAAGACATTTGCAGCGACAGAACTCACATCAGTAGTCAATTCAACAGCCGTTCCCCATGCTGTATCTATCGTTCCACCATCTCCTACAATAAGCGCCTGTAGTCCAAAAATAACGGTTGTGCTTGCTCCTGATGCAGTTTTAACTAAGAATCCTACTTTATACTTAAATCCAGTTGAGGATTTATAGTTATATGGTAAACGGAACCTCCATTGAGCGTATAAATCAGAAGAACCGGCTTCAAACTTAGTACCTGCAATAATCTGTCCATTTGTGGCAACCGTCACGGTATCGGCTGCTCCTCCGCTTGAAGCGGGAACTTCGGCTGATGACCCTAATAAAATAATTGAACGAGTTAATTCGTTTAATCTGCTAGATAGAAGATTCGCGACAGTCGCTTTTCTGTTTGCTGTTGCAGAAGCATCATAAACAGGGAGATAATCATCCGCTGCTATATCCGTTTCGGCAGTCATAGCAGATATGGCTGGGTTTCTATCATTAGACAATCTACTATCATTACCTTGACAGAATGTATTTGCATCAGTTCCAAACGAACCCGCCATAATTGCGCCCGCCGTTGTGGTAATCAATGGAAGATTTGCGGTTGATCCAACTTTTCCATCGGTTGTTACATTGCCATGAGAGTGAGACGCTGCGGCTCTGGATGTATCGGTTGGATGAACATGATCAGCACGAGATGCATTTGTAGAAACCCCGATTGCAGCCGTTCCATCTATTAACGGGGTCAGTGATGACAATCCAGTAATTGAATTAAAGGCATCTGCTGTAAGATTACCTACAACTGAAAAATTGCCGGAAGCATCCAGTGTTGCAATTGGACCGGATGCGTATTTGGAGCATCCCCAAGATCGGACAATATTTGCAATAGGAAATACTACACCCACCGCTGTAGTTCCCATATCCGCCCCTTCTCCTGATGATACAAGAGCAGATGATGACCCTTGAATATATTCAATTGCGATTATCAACGCACATGTCACATCAGCCGCAAAATTAACATCTATGTATGTAGGTTGATTGGCTCCATCATTAACTACCCGAACTTCTAATATAACTGGACTATAAGCATAAACTCCTCCAGTATTGATTTCGGCAGTCCATACCATAGAACCAGAATCCGGCCCTGTTCCCTTCGCTAATGAAACTTCTACAACTTGATGTTTTGACGAGTGAAAAATTTTAGCACGAAATGAAATTCCAAGGTTGCTAGTAGTCGTTTGAATTAACCGATACCAATTCCCGGCAACATACGATTGAGATGTAATGCTCCACGAGGTATCGCGTTTATACGATGCTGTTACAACCTCACCGGTAAAAGATGGATTGGCAATTGGAGCCTTATCTGAATGTGAATGGTTACCTTGAGAAACTTGAGTTGAACCTGTTCCGATATCTCCATTTGTGCTTAAATTCTCATATGTTACACCAGAAGCCGTGATTTTCCTGGTTTCTAAATCTTCGATATTTGCTTTGAATAAATCATGGTCATATGAGGTAATCGTCCGTAATACTCGGATACCTGAATCAAACACTAATGGGCCATTAGATCCGTCAGTTGATGCGTGTCCATCCCCAGAACGGGAAACGGTGATTGTCCCGGCTCCTGATGACCCACTTTTCGCAGAATAAATACAGCGTTCGTATTTTGTAGATGATTCATACAAAAGACAAATACCGGGCGCTGCTGGTAATACACCTAAATCAACGACTGAAATAGACGTATCGCTTGTTGTTATCCCCGCTGTAGTAGTTGTATATGGAGATCCGGTTTTTGCCGGATACATCGGTAATTGAGCCATTTACAACCTCACGCCGGCCTTGATAATGTGCAAATAGCCTCAACGATAAGAGAACCACCATTTTTGAATGTTATTGGCAGTGTCCCGGAATCAGGAACAAACCGAACTAACATAACTCCTCCGGTTAAAGCATTCAAAAAACAAACAGAACGCACCGGAACATCACCAGTGAAGTTAAATTGAGTAGATAATGTGACTTCTCCGGTTGTTGCGTTCTGCGTTGCAGTTCCTAACTTTCGGGCTGCTCCATACTGCGTTAATTCTTCCTGTGGTGCCGTCTGTGCGACTGTATATGCAGATTCACTTCCATCCAATGCCACATACGGAAAATCCATGAATTTCTTGTGCATTTCGATTAAACCTGCGTTTGAAATACTACTGCTCATTTGTTACCTCCTGAAATTTCAGAAATTTCTTCTTCAGCCATTATAACTCCTTTAATTATCTGTTCTGGTGCATCTGCGCTTTCTTTATATCTGAAAGTTACTTCCATTGCTGGTAATGGATTTGTTACTTGAATAATCATATTCCTACTCCTTTTCTTCCTAATGCTCGTTTAGTCGCTGCTGCAATATCGTTTGGCAGTTTTTTTGCCATGTCTGCATCACCGAACCGGGAATTCTGCATGTTTACGATGACCTGAATAGGCCCGGAAGTCGGTCGGTTGACTTCATCCCTCCGAAGCACGTATTCACCCTGGTGGAGCATTGCAGGGCCGTTCTCTGTGACTGGCCCGCCGGATGCGAAGAATCTCTTTTGCCCGTTTGAATACAGCCAATCGTTAAATATCTGACCGTTCTGCCCGAATGAACACGGGTCCATGATATTATCGGCAGTTATCCGGTTTCCGAACTTCAGGTTGGATTCAGGCATCGCTCCCGGTGTGTAAGGTGCCCCGAATTTGAAGATGTTTGCGGCTGTTGATTGAGCATTTTGAACTGCTGTATTCGCGTTTGATATCGCCGACTGAATCTGACTCATGGCCGCCTGTGCTGCTGATGCCAGAGCCTGTAATGCCCCTGGAAGTCCTGACAGGTTTGTGTTTGCATCTATACCAGCATCACCCATCATTTTCGTTGCTGCTGCAAGTGCTTCCTGGACATGAGCGGATTCGGTTGCATCCAGAACTCCATCCTGCATATAGGTATTATACATATTCTGTGCAGTTCCGAGCATTCCGATGGAGTTCATCAGGTCTTTTGTCTGGCCTTCCTGATCCTTTGTGAATTTTACGTTTTCACCGGCTGCATCGTTGTATTGTTTCAGGTAATCCTGTGACTCCTGTATGTTTGCGTGATGGTCAGATAACGCCTGATTCACGTTGGATAATACGTCAGTCAGACCGGACCCGGTTAATCCGATTTTCTCGAACGCTGAATTGAGCGTGTTGATTTGCGGTGTGGTGGTTTTCGATTCGGTTCCGGTTTGATCTATTGCTTCATTAACGAATTTCCAATCGTTAGAATAATATTTAGAACTGTTTTGAACATCTGGGTTCCCTAACCAATCTTTACCCGGCTCTGACTTGAGCAATCCGTTAAAGAAGGGTTTTACATACGACTCCAATGCTTTATTGAATAATCCATCGGTTATTTTTTGGGTGTCTGGATTTAATTTGTCATCAACATTATGCCGGAACGTCCAGTCTCTTGTGCCTGGATCTGTATATCCTGCATAATTCGTCTTTAATACTGCGTTTGCAAACTCATACCACAAATCTGATTTGTATTTGCTGACATCATCGTATGACTGGTCTTTCCCCTCTTTTTGCCATTCGAGCCATTTTGGCAATTCTTTTGAGATTGTTGTTGCAAGGCCGTTAGTTAACCGATCGGATACGTCTTCCCCATAAAGGGCACCCAAATCATTCGCTTTCCGTTGCTGCGCCTCTCCAAGTTCACCTTCTCCGAGCCATCCTTGAATAATGGATTTAATGTCCAATGACCCCAATTCCTTCAGGGTTGATGTGGCCGATGAAACAGCAGGCCCGAAAAACAATACCTCTCCGGTTGCCAATTTTACTGGATCAGAAAATGATATTAATCCGGTTGATGCTTCTTGTGTTGATTTTTTAAAGTCTTTTGTGGTTTTGGAGGCATCGATTGTGGTATTTCCTGACTCTTTAATAGCATCATTATATTTGCCTTGTGCTTCGTCGTATTTCCGTTTTGCCTCTGCAACCCCATCAGAATAATCATCTAATACCTTTGCTCTCTTGTCTGCATATTTTTTATCAGAAAGATCTAAATCTCCTAACTTTTCATCTCGTTTTGCTGCAAGATCAATAAGTTTTTGATTATATGTTTCTTCTGCCTTTTTTCTTGCTTCTATTGCGTCGTCTGACGCTTTCTGTTGTGCTTCTATTGCTTTTTGGTCTGCTTTGGCCTTTTCTTCTGCGAGTTTCTCGGCCATTGTGTATTTTTCGTATTGTCCTGTATCCTTGTTAAATTGATATTTCGTATCAGTTGTTGGATCAACGAAAGATTCCTGTGCTTTGTTGTATGCTTCAATTTTTAATTCTTCCAGAGTTTTTACAATTTTATCGCCGGATTTTTTGGTTTCATCTGTAGTTTCTTCATCGGCTGCTTTAAGTTCCGCTTGATATTTTTCAGCGAATTCTGGGTTTTCATCAAGAAACCGTTCAGCCATTGCAACGTCAGGGCTTCCTTTGTAGTTCCACCCACGCTCCTTTGCAAGCGATTCTGCTACAGATTTTCCGGTTTGTTCTGCAATTATTGGAGCAGCATCTGTAAATCCAGTGGTAACACCAGCAGCGGTTGCTTCAGTGGTTTGTGATTGTGTTGGATATGACCACTTTGAGGTATCCATACTGACTTGATTATATGGAGTAGTGGTTTCCTTGGTTCCATAATCTCCACCAAGTATCCCACCTATAATCGGCAATGTTGACGCAGCTTCTTGAACTTCTTCTTTTGTCTTTCCGGTTAGTTTAGAGGTCTCTTCCTGAATCCAGTCTATAGCGCCTTTTGCACCACCTTTTAATGCATTTTCTACAACGTCACCCATTATTCCAAAATTTGCATGAGTAAACCCTGAAATAAGGCTTTCAGCAAGAGTATTCCCAACACTCTCTAAACTAATCCCAGACAGTTGAGATACCAAAAACGAACCAATAGAATCAATGTTTATACCATTCTGTATAGAATCTGAAATTACAGTTCCAGCACCTGATAACACACCAGCACCAGACTCTATTCCAGATTTCATCGCAGATAATAACAATTGAGCAGAAGCATTTCCAAACGCATCAGCCGACTGATTCACTCCATCCTGAAATGCCGAAACAAATTCTTCTCCTGCCTGTAGTGCTTCAGGTGTTGCTTTTACTGCATCTACTGCGAGATCTCCGACCGACCCGAGCCCTTTAGCCATTGCTTCAGCCGCATCTGTTCCAGCCTGCTCATAATTACCGGTGTTAAAGTTCTTAATTGCAGATTCTGCCTCTTTTACTGCATCGTTAATATTATCCCGGAACCCTCCAAAATTAGTCACATATGCAGCACCAGCAGCAGCCAGTGCAGCAGCAGCAGCCCATCCAAGCGGGCCAATACCTGAAAGCGCTGTAGATATTCCCCCTAATCCTGATGCGGCTGCACCTGATGACCCTGCGATTATACCAGCCTCTGTTCCAACACCACCCATCGCGGCCTTTGCCAACAATGATTTAGTTTGAAGAGTCCCCATTGCAGTAATTAGCGTTGCAACCGGAGACAATGCAGTGCCACCAATCAATAGCCCCGGACCAGCAACAGCAGCACCAACAGCGCCAACTCCAATGAGTTTTGCAAGCATTGCCTTTGTTTCGGGGGACATGTTCTCATACATGTCCATCCCCTTCTGTAACGTGTTAAATATGGATTCTATTGCAGGAACAGCAGCAGAAGCAACGTTTTGAGCGAAGTCTGATATCTGGTCTGCGTTTTCTGTAAGCCATTGAGTAAACTCAAGCACCACAGGAGCAAGTTTCTCACCGATATCAACAGACATCACCTGAAACTGCGCTTTGAGTTTATCAAGCGCAAATGCCATAGTATCAGACATCTTACTGTATGCGCTTTCAGTAGAACCCGCGGCATTGCCTACCTTCTCGGTCATTTCTGAATATTTCTCGAAGAACCCGCCTCCTAACATTGCAAGCGTGTTTGCGCTCTCAAACGTTGAACCCATCTCGAAAAACGACTTCCCTGTCTGGTTAGAATAGTCGCGCAGTTTAGAGATTGCCTCTGCAAGGGTGCCACCATTCGCAATGAAATCTTTAAACGTAACCCCTGCAATCTCTTGGAATATTTTGTTAAGTTGAGTTCCGGGGGTAGCAACGTCCTTAAACAGATTTTTGAGTCCTGTCATCGTCTCTTCTGCACTAACACCTTGAGATGTCATTGCAGCAATTGCAGCGCCGGTATCCTCGATTGATATTCCGAACTGCGCGGCTGTAGGTGCAACCTTTCCTATGTTCCTCGACAATTCATCGAATTCTATCTTACCTAACTCAACCGTCTTGAAAAAAACATCTGAAACTCGCCCTGCATCGTCAAGTTCCATCTGATAAGCATTGATAGCAGAGGTTAACCCGTCGACTGCAGTTCCCACATCAGACATACCTGCAACAGCAGCAGTCTGCGCAGTCTCAAGGAACGGCATTAAATCAGCCTGACTCACACCAGACGATAGTGCATCGTATGCAGCCTGTTGAATTGTGGACAAATCAGCACCGAAAGTCGTAGAGAACTCTTTAATCTGCGATGACATTTCAGACATTGCCTGATCGGTGATGTCAGGAAGCAGAGTGAAAATCTTACCCATTCCTGCTTCAAAATCAGCAAACGCGTTTACAGAAGCCGCGCCTACTAACTCAAATGGCGCCGCTAAAATAGATAATCCAGCGCCCCATGCCTGCATTTTGCCGGACAGTGCATCGAGTTGAGACCCAACCGCTGATAAATTGAGACCAGATCCAACCTTTGCAAGTTTCTGATTGGCCTGTTCGGCAGCCTCTCCTAACTTGTCGAGGCCTCCTTCTGCCTGTTTGGATTCGGAGTTTAATTTATCTCCGAAATCAGCACCAGACCCTAATTTATCTACATCTGAATTTAACTTATTGAGAGAAGTGGATACACGCGTGATCCCTTGCTCCGCGCCGCTCGCATCGACATTAATTTTAACGTTAATATCATCGAAATCACCCATTGATTACACCCATAAATCAGAGAAAGAACTCGGGTCAAATTCTCTGTTAGAATAATAATCTGCTATTTTTTCAGGTGGTATGTGTTCATCCATTTCCATAGGTGATCCCCCATCCACGCCCAATCCAGCCCCAAACATCATAGTGATCATTTTGGAACTATCCAGCGCAGACAAATCTTGTCTTAATCTTGTTCCTATTTCGTAATAACTTAATGCCTTATTAATGCTCCATCGCGCATAAATGTAGTCTGGGGAAAGGTTATAAATTATAGACAGTGTTGCCACGATATCGCGCACTGTCTTTTCGAATCCATCTAAATCTGGTTCTTTTGGCTCACTTTGCTCTTTGTCCCCTTGAGGAGGCTCCCTTTCTCCTCGAACTTTACTAAAGGGGGATTCATCTGCGGAGTAATTACAGCCTGCGCAAGTTGCTGAAGTTTAGCGCATGAGATAGCAGAGTCAAGCCATTCAGTGGTAACGGTTTCGTCAATTGCCTTGAGCCACATCAGGACAATATCATAATAGTCCTCTGCAAGCAGGTATAGGCCTTCTTTTCGTCGTTCTGCTACTCTGCGGTTAGTAAACAGGTAAACATCCACGGGCATTTCAGATACATCGAACTCTTTATCACCTATTTTAGCGATGCGCTGATCCATTCCGGACTGGCTAAAGTCTGCATATAGAGCCATACAATAATTTATGCGCGCTGTAAGGGTATAAAGATAGCGCGCGGAAAAATAGAATAGAAGATATTTACTCTTCTTTATACCAACTGTATAACTGATCGAGTTCCCGGATTGAATCACGGGTTGCATCACAAACACAATGAAATTTAAGCACGAATCCATCCGGTTTTGCAGTTCCGGAATCAGCATTCATCTTAACTGAAAATCCAGTTGTGTTCTGCGCCTTGTGGAAAGTAAACGTAGTTGTTTTTCCACTTGTGACGTTTGTTAGCCTTAATTTAAGGAATCCAGGAACGTCTGCTCCTCCAGTGGTAAGTGTAACACTAGCAGCCGGTGTATATGTGTATTTAATCGTTATAGTCTGTGATAACGTGGTTACGGTAACAGAATCCTTAACAATTATACCCCATTTGCTACCATACTGCACAACCTCAAAGTCAGTTCCCTGTGTGAGGTCTCCGTTGGTTCCAGCGACTACCGGATGCGTTACATCAAGGGTAGGCTGCGTCCCGGTTGCATTCTGGCCGGTAAATTCGATGAAATGATTGTATGACCATCCACCTGATGCAACTACCTGTTCATACCCTGATACCTCTGTTCCTGCGGTAACAATCGTGTTATCAATGTTACCACGCGCAATTTTAAGAACTGCGAGGTCAGGTTCCCACACGATGAAATCGATATCCGCGAATTGATCGAGGATAACTATACCAAGCGAAGCGCCGTTATCAGGGATGGTTTCCTCCTGTTTAAACCCTTCGGTCCAGCCTACGCCCTCACCGAGTCCAAGGTCATACCAGGTGTCAGAACCATATGCGGCCACTTCGACTTTTGCAGATCCTAAAATCCGCCTTTTTCCGTTGCTTACTGTCTGTGCCATTAATGTTTCTCCCAAGTCACCGCATAGTCGGATACAACCGTTTCGATGTCGTTATCTTCCGATTGTCCTTCTACGTCGGCTATATGTTTGATCGAATTGCAATACACACCATTCCTAATCCCGGAATGGTCTAATAATACTATTTTAGCGAGTTCTGCAAGTTCCCACGCTGCATCATACGCGCTTTGTGATGCAGACTTTACACCGAACGATGTGATAGACACGCGCGTATACGTATCTTTTGAAATCTGTGTAGTCCCTGCCGGAAGCATTATAGTCATTGCAGGAAGCGTGGGATTGAGAGGAAGTCGTTTCGGGTATATGCGAGATGAAACCTTTGCAGAAACGCTAGAATTCTGCATCAGAATGTATCGAATATACCCAACTATAGCGCTCATAATCCGAACCCCTTTCTGACTATAGATGCCAATTTAGCAGTTGATTCTGCTTTTTTTGCTGCAATTGCCGGCCTGATGTATGGAGTTGGTTCCTGATAAACCGATTTTGCTTTGTGCCAGTTTCCATCATAATCCTGCCATACAAGGAAAGGCGCGTTTTTCGCTTTGATTACTCCTCCATATTCCCGCTGCCTTGCTCCAGGGAACGATGTAGGCCCTACCATCACACCAGAATCGAGATCTCCTGATGCTATCCGTTTTACCGTTATATCAGGTTCAAGACTCTTGCCGGTATGCTTTGGTGCGCGGTATCTCATTTCCTCCTGAAGAACTTCACCCGCGGCTTGAGTAGCCTCATCAAGTATTGGTCTTAATGATGACCTTGACAACTTGATGAGGTTCATAAGAGCGCGTGATGGTTCAATAGTCGCTGAAATGGTTGATTTTACCATCATGCGCCCCTCTTTCCGACGATGCAAGTCGTAAATAAACCAGCAGAACCATTATCTACTGCTCTAACCTCGTAATCTACGCTTGATATCGAAATGATCATCTCCGGCTTGATAGTATCATAATACCCATCGAACTTTATGCGCGTGATTAGATCCGTGAGAATAGCACTGTTTAAATCAGTAACTGAAACTGCTTTTGTAGTCATAAGACACTTTACTGCGCTCATGCCTGTAATTGTTTCATATGATTCCAATTCAGCCCCAGTATCAGATTGAGTTGCTGATCTACGCTTTACAGCAGCAGTAAGGGGAAAAGCACCCTTATCTGCTATGTTACGTCTGTGCGCTGCCATTTCAGTCGATGTGAGTCTCATGATCCTATCGGGTTATAATCCATTTTCATGTCAGACGATACAGATGCGTGAGTTGCAGAGGCATATCCACCACGCTGTTTTTTGTTCGATGAAACCGATGTCTTAAGCCTGTCATATGCCATGAGCCATGAGTCTATAGTTCCTGATTTTTTCCCGTATGAATAATCCCCGCCTATATTCTCCTGATTGACATCAAGCATGCCTTTCCATGCTTCGATTCTATGACAGACCAAATAAGCGACTGCTTCGTCTTTCAGCGTTGAATTGATTGTGGTTGGTAAATCTGCCTCTACTTCAGTCGTAGACTGTGCCAAATATAGCGCGAACGTTGCATCGGAGATGGTTCCTCCGGTTCCAACAGAAAATAAGCCATTGCTGACCGCTGCTATATAGGCCGCGTCTACAGTCATCTGTTATCACTCCTCACGGGACGATTTACCGGGTGGCCTCTCTCGTTTACTGACAGGTTCAACCGGTTCGGGTTCTGGGACAGAAGTAGCCATTGGTGACTGTGCTGGAACGGATCCAGACACAATACCAACGTTTGCCGCAATTGCCGCGGCTCCCTCTTCCTGACTTACCTCTGCAATTTCTCCGAACTTGTAATCAGTTCCATCAGCAGCGCGGTATCTGTTAACTTTGATTTCGATTTTCATCGTAAATCACCTTCAGATTGCTGTGAACTTGTATACAGAGTTGTCAACACCGCTAGAGTCAACGTGCTTAAACCGGATAGTTGCGGCACCACGCTGGGTGATAATGATGTCTCCTTCCTGCGTGTCCCCGTTTTTATACTTGAGCAGGTTTGTAGGCTGTTGTGCTTCGATGTAATCGAAATAGATGCTGTTTCCTGGTGTTGCTGTTGGTAACAGAAGTCCGGTTGCCGCATTTAAATCAGCGGTGCTGAACACGCGCCCAGGCTGTCCGGATGCATCCTGATTGAGAATCTCAAGAACCTGTGGGAATTCTCTTAATCCAGTGCTAGACTGTGAAGAAATCAACTGGAAATATTGAGTTGGGTTAACAACGAGATTATACCCTGCATCGGAATATACGCCATCAGTATTAAGCGCTTCGATTGCGCCTGCAATAGACTTTACAGCATTGCCGTAAGTTCCAAAGTCAGATCCAGCGCCTGAATTACCGGCAATCTGATAGAATCCCTTGACGAGGTAATTGGTGCCATCAGGTGCCCATCCCTGAATAATGGTTTTGTCGAACTCCTTTCCTACTTTTACTGCCATTTGAAGAGCAACGTCAGAATCAACGTTAATACCATCGTATTTCATTGACTCGAAAGTTCTGCGCGGAATCTCAATCATATCCTGTTGGATTGGAATGAGAACTGTTTTACCTTCGACATCGATGCTATCAGCGAGGTCCTGCCGAATATTCATATCGGTGGTTGCATCTGCCGTTGATTTGTATCCGTAAGATTTTACAGATGTATTTCCGATTCCCTTACCGGACAGTTCCATATTTTTATGGACTAACTGCCGGCCGATAGAACGAGTCTGGAGAACCTGAACAATCTTTCGGTCCCACTGTCTGCCGATTTCTGCTAATTCGTTTGTCATTTATTTGTCCTCCATTATCCAAGAATAACCCATATTGCGGTCCCTGCTCCATCCGCATCAGTTGTTACAGCCTCGTCAGCGGTTGCAAATCGAACCGGGAAATTAACAGTTCCACCATCGCCAGATATGACCTGGGTGAGCGTCATTGCTGACAGATTGCCATCTGCGCCTGCTACAAGAGCCATACCCTTGTAAATGGTCTGTGATGCTGCGAGTCTAGCGCGCACGCGCTTGTTACGTTCAACATGCACCGGAATACGCTGATACAGCGCTCCGAAAGCGGTATCTCTGGTTGCAGGTTTGTAATCTCCTGTCTGGACTTCCTCGTAACCGATTACGCCAAGTGGGTATCCGGTCCCATCGAATTCCTTGACCTGTCCGGCAGTCGCATCAACTTCCACGACTACCCCAGGCTTCATTTTTGCAATGGTGGCATTTGCACCAATCAGGAAATACTCTGGTCCTGTGATTTCCTGGGTTACTGCATTGTTCGGCGGTCTGAACCCGCTAGTGGTTGCTGTCATTATTCAAATCCTCCTTTTGCTGCATTGTATGATCCAATGATCACCTGGTTGTCAGTGTCCGGATTGCTGTTCTGATGACTCTGGCCTGATGGATTGGAGTTTGCAACGTTAATTTCAGTCTTGTTGATGTAATCCCCGTATTGCTGCATAAACTCAAGTGGCTGCATAATAGCAAGCGCTTTAATCTCCGCTGCTTTTGCCTCGTCTACAAGCAGTGCGGCCGGAAGTTTTGGCATGATGGTAGTCTGCCAAACAGTCTCAAGTTTCTGCGCCTGTGCAGCCGCATCTGCTTCTGCGCGTTCGGCTTCAGTTGCCTTTATTGCATCATACTGCGCCTTGATTTCTGCAAGTTCTGCGCTCGTTTTATCGTTCTCTGCCTTCATTGCCTCAATCTTGTCGAGGTATTCGACAGGAACAGATGGTGCAACCTCTGCAATGGTAGCGGGTTCGAGTTGTGTTACAGGTTCAGGGTTAGAGTTCTGAACGTTTGCGCTTTTGAATGCTGAAATGAACCCAGTGATGAGCCCCTTTAATTCAGCGATAGCGCCTTTTGTTTCTTCATCCATAGTGGTTTTCTCCTGTGATACTGCCGAGTTCAAGACGCGCGCACCGATATCATTCTGCTGATTAACGGTCTCAATCGGGAAACAAAGGACATAATTAGGAGTTGGATACCCAATCATTTCCTCTCCGGATATAGGACAGTTAAAATCAGTAGATAATCCAAGTTCTCCGTGTTCCGCCTTCTCATTTGCTTCGTCATCCCAGAACCACCCGAACGCATCAAGGCGCGGGGTTCCCATTTGTGGGATTCGTGGGTTTTCAATTACCCCAACTAAACGCGCATTATACTTCTGTAACTCCTTTATAGGATTCTGAAGATACGATTCCCAATCAATATGCTCTGTAGATGGCGAATAGATGAGATAACGACCGTTCCATGAAGTTACAGACCCTTCAAATTTCTCTTTGTCATAAAAGAGTCGTTTTGTAGGGGTCAGTTTAGAAGGAAGAAACACGTTAAGCGTCTGAAGTGTGAGATCATGCGTTTTAATCCCATTATCAGCAGTAGGAATTTCTATGGCTGATGCTGTAGGAATAGGTAAATCCATTGCATCCGGTGCCATGCCATAATAAAGGTTTCCATAGCACTTAAAGCGCGCGCAAAAATTTAAGAATAGTATATAAACGAAAGATGAAATGTGATTTCATCACAAGCCATTTAGACACTTTCCTGTATTTTGTTGGCATTTATACCGAACCATAACGCGCTATAGATCCATATCAACAATAAAATAATACCAATTACAGGGAATAGTATTGATCCAACAATAAATAAAACAAACAGTCCGATTGATAATAAAGAGTATAATAGGTTGTTTTCGCATTTGTATGCTAGGTATGCAATCCATGCTAACATGATGATAGTATATAAACCGAGTAGTTCGTTATTTCCAAACAGAAATAAAGCAAAAAATAAAACAAACGCACCAATCACGCTTACAAGTTCATTCTGCATACATAAAAGAGGTTTTTATTAGTATTTAAGTTATACGCGGTTTTTGTAATATTCGCACTTGTCACCATTCAAAATTGACCGCGGAATTGTTCCGTATTTATCACAAGATGCACCATACGGATGGAATTCACATTTAGAGCATTGTATAACTGTGAATTCGTTATCATCGGATACATATCTCATGTCAATTTCTGGCATTATATTTCCTCTAGTATTACATGAGCGCTATTATCAGATAAAACCTCTATTCGTTTTACGGCAAATGAACTTTTAGTTTTAAATAAAACTTCTTCCTGGTTTTTACGATAATACGAAGCACCATCCAAATACACACCACTTGACGATTTTATTTCCATAGACACTCTAAATGGTTTATCTCCCATTTTTACAAAGTTGTCTGCAATTTTACGGTCTAAAGATGTGGATGTAAAACCATCAAATCTTAATAGGCCATCGTTTTGAGACGCAGTTATAAAATCTTTAAATTTCTGTTCTGTGCTGAATCCAACTCCACGATATACATTTCCGGTATATTTAGGTGCCTCGTCAAGTCCTTTTTCAAGTTCTGATATTATACCTGAATATTTTGATTCTACCTTTTTAGACGATGGTTGCCATTCACCACGCGCGTATTTGTTGATTTTCTTGTATGGTCCTGATGTATATTGTTCTAGCGACTTATCAAATTCCGGATTGTTTTTAGCGATTGATTTAATATCATTTGCTAGATTATCGAGATTTGTAGAGGAATATTTTGTATATCCTTCTGGCAGATCAATCCCTTTATATGGCAATGCCTCACGTGGTGTTAGTTTTGGTATTATTTCTCCCGCTTTTAATTCTTCATTGCTCTTTATTTTAAGTTGTTTTGATTTGTATGCCTCAACATCTACTTTTATATTGCTATCTTTTATTATTTGTTCAGCACGTCTGGGTTCTCCTCTCAAATCACGCGCGTAATCAGATGATTCTGCAACAGGTAAATCCCCCCAATCGCCATTATGTTGTGATACAATCGGAGACTTGCTGCACCTACAGCGTACGTGAATTAATTCCCCTCCGTTTGGCAATTCGTGCTTTTTATAAATTTTTCCACAAAAACTCGCGCAGTGTTCAGCGCATGGTGAATTCGGTTGGCTACTACATACCCATAAAAAATCCTCAATTCCCTCATCTATGTATTTCTGGATTATAGCCTTCTCATGATTATTTAGAACTTCAGTCATTGCTACGGTATCAGTATACCTATCGAGATCCTTGAAGTAATCGTCTATATCTGCCTTTATATCAGAATTTAATTTTCCTGATGTCAAAAGAGGATATAACTCTGCTGGCAATCCTGATTTAAATTGATCATACCATGGGATAAATTTTGAATCATATCCTTTGTATGAATAAACTCCATTTTCATCTCTATTACCCCATTCACTGATATTTATAGTTCTTCCGCCATTTACAAGTTCAGATTCATAATTATCAACAAATTCCGTTGAATTTTCGCGCGTTAACTCATCTAGCTCTGATATGTCATCTGATGATAGTTTGTCAGTAGGTTTACGTTTAGTTGTTAATGCTTTAATTTCAGTGGATTGTATACCGCGCTTTAGCAATTTGTCACTTGCAAGAATCGATGCTAAAACATACGTATCCTCTGCAATGTCAACCAAATCATCAGTAATATCAATAAAATATTCTTGGATTGCCTGCTGCACCTTTCCGATATCCATTATTCACCAATCGCTGAATATATAGCATCTTTCAGCGCTGCATTGCGCATCCTGAACCGTTTAGAGGCTTCATCTGCTAATGGCATTGCAGGGTTAGGTTTCTCCGGAGGGTTAGAGTTCTGGATAAGCCCAGGGACAGCGATTTGAGTCTGTGAATATTCCTCCTCAAGGGTTGAAGAGGTTGTTTCATCGGCCACATCGAACCCGCGCAGGACACGTCGCTCGTCTCGGGTGAGTGATTGATCGGCAAACCCATCATTAGCCTTCTGCAAATCAAGCGCAGTCTTATCCACTTCGAGTTTCGGGAACCAGACCTGACCGGAATACCCCTTCTCACCGAACCCGTTAATATCAAGCCATTTCTGCAGAAGTGTTGAGAACCCAAGGTCTAGCCACGTTAGGAATGTGTTACTCTGTGCATTGATGAGCCGTTCCGCGCCCGCATCAGACCCTCCTAACCGCGTCCCTTCCTTCTGGATCATTGCTGCCGGATTGTAGAGGGAATCCAGTAGAGTCTCAAGAGATTTGATAGCGTCTTCAACTGTGGGTGATTCATCGGTTGTTATCGTGTAAACCCGTATCTTGTCAGAATGAGCAAATTGAGTAGTTACGCCCCAGTTCTGGATAATATCCTCTGCAATGGCTTTCGTATCATCATCGTCTGATAGCATCTCGACAAATACAGATGGAGCACCTACACGCGCGCCCTTCATCCGCCGGATGTCAATCATGAAATTGAGCATCTCAATCGGAGGGATAACCGGCCATGAAAGAGCGTCTCCGGCCAAGTCCCGTGATATTGGTGATTTGATGTGAAGGATGTTTTTGATTTCGTAGAATTTTCCATCGTCCTGCTGCTGTGAATAATGGATTTTACCGTCTGAACCGATGTAAATCCCTTTAACAATCTGGGATGGTGTTTTATCGATGCCATCAGGCAGGAGACGAAACGTATCAGTCGGAAGATGCTTGATTGCAATGAGATTCTGCCAGTTTATACCTGATATGTTAGACGGTCCCCATACTGGTTCAAACAAAGACGCGCCGAAATCAAATATGTCAGAAAACGTGGTCTGCGCATTTAAAAACAGGTTTGTTTTCATCATCGTATCAGGATCGATGAGATTCTCACACATCCTGGTTGCAATCTCTGATAATTTGATGTCTTTTTCCTGATTAGGGTTGTAAATATTGTATTCCGGAGGGTTGCCAAACAGTTGGTTTGTAACCCTGGATTTTACGATGACATAGTAAGGATTAACCGATGTTTTCAGGATATAAGGCACGGATAGTTTATCGACATTAAAATAGGCGCCGGTGTTTGTAACGAATGACCGACCGGTTGTTTTTATTGGTTTAGGCGCATTGGCATCAGGCATATTAACCTAATGTTTGCGCGCTTTAAAAATATTAGGTTATGGTATCATTCAACGTCCCATGCCTGGCTATATTGTTTATCCTTAAATAAATCTACCAACCCGCCGATCTGTTTTAATCTCAATACCTCATCTGCATCCATTCCGAGGTGTTTAGATATCCAATTATCAGATTTTCCGAGTTTATGCAATTCAGCAACTATATCACTCATTAGGTCTACATCATGCGTTCCGCGCGCTCTACAGATCTCTCTTCTTCCAGGTGTTTTTTGTAGCAGTCTGGACAAAGATCCTTTTCCTTTTTTGAGAGTACCCATTCTCGTGTCCGCTTTGGCCCTGTGAGTCTAATAGAGCCTTCATGTCCACATGCATAGGTAATATTGTAATTTGGCATAATATATCACTTCAAAAAAAAGATTTATGCGGATTCCACACCAAACCCGCATGGTTTTGTGTATGGATTCTTTCTGTATTCGTCCATTTCTTTCCTTCCAGATACATACTCTTTTACTTCGTCTACTGTCATTATTCCATCTCTACCGAATAATTGTTCTGACAAATCAACAATGTTACCAGATTCAGATGCGTATAAATCACATGCATACTTGTAGTCTTCTTCTGTCAGGATTGCTTTGAGTTCTTCTTTTGTTACCATTTCTCTCACCTGTGTATACTACATATTAGACGTGAGAGTATAAAAATGTTATGATTGAACTATTCGCAATTTTCGATGAGTTCATTTTTTACCTTCTAATTCGTTTAGTCGTTTATTCAGTTCGTTTACATTATCAGCCAGTTTCTAGCTTGTGATCTAATTAACACATCTTTTGTAATATCACAATGAATATCTCCGAGATTTGCTTCCATTTCATCAAGATATGTAAAAACCGCATCTATATTTATTAGTCTATCGCTCACCTAATCACCCCGGAGTCTATCAATCCTTTCAGTTCATCAGCAGTGTGATGATATTTACATGGCTTTGGAAATGATTTAATATATATCCCACAATACGGATGAGGATCTTCACTCATTGATGGTTCATCCTCATATTGTCTCCCATTTGACATTTTACAGAATACACATTCTGTATAGCAGTCTCCATAGGTATCTTCATGATAGCACTTCTTATCAAAATATCCGGTCATATTGTCCATCCATAATCAAACATGTTCTGGTATTCGTGTCTGGTTAGATGATATTTACATGGTTCTTTACTTAACCATCTCCGGTTCAGGTATACCATTTTACAGGAAGTTGACCCTGGGATGAAGCAGACACAATCCTCACATGGTCTAATTTGTCTCTCTTCAACTGGTGGAATCATTCTGTATCCTCTATACCATATTATACATCTGCGTTTAAACCACTTTCCACGCGCACCAAAATAAGATAATATTATACCCGATGGAACTAAACAGGTATAAGAAAATACCGGTATAGCAGCATGACTCCACCTGATACAGTAGGTCATTTTTCGTTACAAATGATGTATGATTTAATTCAAGAGACGCGGGATGACGTTAAAGCGCATAACCGGGATCATAAAGAGGATATAACGCGCATCGAAACAAAGATCCAAGAGACTAACGAGACATTAACAATCCTGGTTCAAACTGTCGATTCGTTATCTAATAAAATAGACTGCTCTAAACCTAAACCTCCACAAACGGATATGGGTATTATCGAGTTTTGTGGTATCACACTCCGGTCAAAAATGGCATGGCTTGTTGGTGTGATTGTCGCCGGAATATATGGTGTATCTCAAATTCTACCGCTAATAAAAAAGATTTAGATTCTATCCTTCAACATTATTACCCGGTCTACATCGCTCATGTAAACATGCGGATCAAACGACATAACCTCAAGATATCCAACTTCTATTTCAAGCGCCATTGCAATAAATACCATCAAATGCACAATCGCATATACATTGGCTACCCACCCCTTGATGAGGTCATGACTCCTGAAAACCACGCTTAAACACAATTGGTTGTCTTTAATTGTGAATTTGAGCCAGTCTAGGCATGGAGGATCTCTTGATTCAAGGTCAATCCAAGGTTGCCAGGTTACAGCAACAGCACGCCTAGACCGTTTAAAATCTAACAGTTTGTCTATTATTTCTTTAATCTGGTCAACATCTTCATACTCTCTCAATCGCTGATAGTAAGTGTATTCGGCCTCATCATTTGGGTCATCCTTTTTAATGTGCTTACCATACACCAACTGATCCCGGTAATAGTCCATCGCTTGTTTTCCGAGAGGAGACCAATCTACAAGTTTATCCAGGTCTCGCACAGGATCGCTGATGTGGACACATAATGTCTCGACTTCCATGTATTTGTATCCTGACTCGTCCGTTTTTATGTCTCCGGATACTGGAGCAATGTCGACGATTCTCTTAAACGCTTCAACAACCGTTGGTTTTGTTATTGCTCGCATTTTGTAACTCTTTAAGTGCAACATCTGATATTTCAATCAAGTTCATAGCGCGTTCAAACACATCACATTCACTAATATGAGACGTGTCTATTGTGGTGATAAATTTTGTTCCATCCACGCCCTCAATCACACAATTTCCCTCTCCAATCTTTGTTCACATGCTTCTCTTACCCAGGAAGATACGCTCTCTTTTCCTGCGGCAATCTTAATTTTAGTCTCAAATTCATCTGAACATGAGAATGACATTATATTCTGTCTTACCACCAATATAAATTGTATTTAATAGTTTATAATATATTATGTTAATTAGATCTACTTAGTTAGTACTGTATGTATGTATTATTATTATTAGAGTACATATACGCGTATAATGATTTTAGTATGATATACATGTATCTATGTGTGTGTGTATACATGTATAGATATGCAAGTATACGTGTATACATGTATGAATGTATATGATAGCGTGTTTATATTACGCGTATATAGAACGCAATTGTATAAACAGATAGATGCATGTATACACAAATGTATGTATAGTATCGTGTAAATATATTATGCGTATATGGAGGAATGCAAAGTGGAGATAAATGATCCGCATAGAGAAACTAGAGAATGTGCTGTCAGATACATGGTAGAACAGGAAATAAAAACTGGAAATCCTACTCATCCTAACAGAATCCCATCGTGGTTTGAGGATTACCCATATTACAAATCATATTATGAGCAGTATAAAGACGAGATGCTTAAATCAAACAAAATATCATCTGATGAACCTGAATTGTCAAACGAAGAGCGAATTGTGTTTGATGCTCTTGGTATAGAACCAAAGCGCGGAAAAACTGAAGAAGAAATACAAGACGAATTGGAATTAAAGCGCAGACTCAAGTTAAAACAAATAGCAGAGGCACATAACCCGAAGAGCGCGGCTGAAATGCAGAAAGAATATAGAAAACGCCGGTATGAAAAACTCAAGTCATCGGATATTCCGATTAGTTCAGCATTCGCACCAGGAGAGCCTGTTATATGCCCATCGTGTGGTGGTTCAACCGTTAGTAAATCCGGATACATCCTGAAAGCGCGCGAAAAAAGGCAGAGATACCTCTGCAAGTCATGTAGTTACGTGTTTTCAGAAAGATACTAATTTGTAGGTCTGTTCCTACAAATCCAATCAATCACACCGTTTTTGAATCTCCATCCTGTAGGTAAGATCGATTCGATGATATCGGCCTGGTGCATGGCTGAAATGTAAGATCTCAAGAATTCAACGTCTGAAAGTTCCCATTCGTTAAATTGCACCTGATTAAACGCTTTTACCACGCACTGAACATAAATGCGCCTGCGTTCCCCCCTAGTCACAAAATAGAGTTTGTTTTATGGGGATAAAAGGTATGCGCGGGATTAAGCGCACCACTCGTTATCAATCCTGTTCAATCCTCTGATACCATCCTCTTGTGGAGGTCTGTTTTGTTTCTCTCTGTCTGCAATTTCTGACATAGATACATATTAGTCTTCACAACCATTTAAAATTATGCCATGGTTGATTATAATGTTATGAGAGTTGAGTTTTCGATGGTTATAGCAATATGGCATATGAGCGCGTGGGTTTATATCAATTAGTAAAGATACATTACTGTGAGGTATGAAAACTAATGCCTACAAACAAAAAGAAAGAATATCTGAATGATGTTATCGCTATCGGAAAATTGTTCAGAGGTAAATCTGAATTAATAAAATTCTTGAATGGATTTCGGATAACTAGGAACGAAGCAATTAAGGCAAAATGCTATGACTGTATGGGGTTTTACGATAACACCCAAGAAAAAGATTGTAAAAATTTAACTTGCCCTTTGTATACATATATGCCATACAAAGGCAAGTAATTCTATTTTTTATGAGACGTGGGTTACAAGTGAAAACTGAATACAGGTTTTTACATGCCATGCCCGTTACACATGGCGGATACCTCACCTCCGGTTTGACCCAGGGACAAGGCACACACATTTTCGTAATCACATAAGTTGTGTTACACTACTATATTAGCAGTGTTAGTATTTTATTCTTGTGGTTCTCCGATGGTCTCCGTAATGGTCCGGTGGCATACAGGGCAAATCCATACAGTCGTATGACCATCTGTGTGTGATTCGGCCATTTCAGCGGCACACGGGTAGCAGATCATCGCAATCGAACCCCGTAAATGCCCAAATAGTATGATGATGAACTTGCATTTTTACCATTAACTACAAATTTAATTTCATTCCATCCTGCAACGATAGGCCGAGTGAGCGTAATACTCGTGTGGGATGGTGTTGACGATGATGCATACTGGTCATATGCAGAACTATCAAGGACACCATTCACATACAGATCTACAATGCCCTTATCTGTGCCCTTATAGTGAGATAACTCAAGAATTGTTTCAGACCCTGAACAAAATACCGGAATGATAAAATAGTCTCCATCTGACGGAGATGATATTTGTATGTGGTATCCTGTATTACATTTCAATGGTTTTTCAGTGCCATCTGCTGCATACAGATACGTAGGTGTAAAAAATGACCGCATCCGTGGTTTATATTCATCCACATATGGTTTTCCTATAGGTCCATTGAGTTTTATCATGCGCGCTTACGCTCCTAGATGTTTAGCGTCAATAGTAGCAGCGGTTCCTCCGGATTCCGAAATGAAATTAACCCGTATTCCGGTTAGTGATCCGGTTGCCATGAACCCATATGTTCCATTCGCTGTTATCGTGGTATCTGTGTCAGAATCAGACATATTAAACGCGTTAGTTCCGTCGATAGTCCCTTCAATCCGGACCACAACATTTGTATCAATACTTGCAACTGTGAGAGCAACGGTATGATTAAGTGCTTTTCCGGTTGCAATCCAACCAGACGCGCCTGGTGCAGTCAATTGAGCAATCGCAGATGCAACATTAGTATCTGCAATGATCATATACTTGGTTGCCCCTCCGATCATCAACTCTTCAATGTGAGCCTCAATAGACGAATCAAGCGCTTCTAGTGCCGCTTCTGCTAGGTTATACGTGTCGTATACCGTAACACTGATATTAGACATGGTAAAATATAATGCGCGTGAGAAAGTATAAATTTATGTGAATCCACCACGAGGATTCTTTTTGTTACGCTTTGGGATATTTTCTTTCTTAACACCATTCAAATCACCGAACAATTCAGCATAGGCTCCAGAAAAACTATCGACTATATCATCATGCGCTCCTTCCGGGAACCTCGTCAACTCATCAAAGAATTCACTGTTCCATCCAGCAGGTTTAACATCAATCTCCCCGCGCTCGGATGGAGCACTCACAACTTTAGCCCTTACAACCTTGTTACCAGATGGACGCGCAGAATCAACCATATACCCTTTCAGAATTCCACGTTTCCATGTATCAATAAGCAGTTTAGCAGATGCGCCACCTTCCTGTTCTATGGCTATCCTAACGTTCTGCCCATCTAGCCTTGCAGTATGCGCAATTGTAGCCTCTACCTCGGCAGGTCTCAATCTGATGTGAACAATATCTAACACGCACCCTTTATTTTCATGGCGCCCTAATAGAAGGCCAGTGCACCAATCCGGTTCATTCGTGTTATTCTTCTCGGTTGCTGCCAAATCCCAGAATCGGAGTTTCTTGTTCCAGAAATTATCAGCAATATCATTAAATTTAAACCAATATCTCTTGAAGAGGTTTCCTTCGATTCCGATTTCCCAGTCACCATTCATCAATTGGGCGCGGGTAACTGGATCTAACTCCATCAGCGTTTTAATATACTCTTCTCGGTCTAGGTGAGGATTGTCATCAAGTTTGGCAGGAATAAACAGTTTATCCCCTAATACAAACCGGTCCTTAACCCAATCGTGCCCCATACCCCCTGGATTGGATGCAGCCCGAATTCGTAGAGGTATGTGAGTATTAACAAGCCTTCTCAATCGGGACATCAGATACCGGTAGTCTCGCTCTTTTAACTGTGTTAACTCATCAAATCCGATAAATTGGAACTCTGCCGACTGATACCGAAATCTGTCGCGCGGTCCGGTCAAATACCCAAAAGAAAGAGTAGAACCGGATGGAAATGTAAATGTCTTGATCTTGTCATCCCAATGGATTGTTTTATCATTTAGATACGGACCTAACCATTCAGTAGCCCGGTCCATAATGGCACCGGGTAAGGCAAGGTCAGAGAAAGACTCCCTGAAAATAATTGCAGCATACCCTGGAACCTCTACAAACATGAGCGCAGCCATTAGGAGCGCATCGCTTTTTCCTCCTCCTGCAGCACCCCCGTATAGGCATTCCTTTTCTAATCTGACTAAAAATTCAGCCTGCTTTATAGTAGGGTCGTGCGGGATGTATGGGTTCTCTAAAAGTGTATCATAAAATAGTTCACTGGGTAAAATAGGTTTATTGCTGGTTAGACTCATCGTTAAACAAGTCTTTATATTTAGCCAGTTTATCAGTTAAACTTACGGATACCTCTGATTGTATAGGTGCCCCATTAGGACCGGATAGTTCAGTTTGATTCCTATCAGCCCATCTGGATGGGTCACGATTGCAAAGCCACAGTTTAATCGCTCCTATATCAGGCGGAATGAATTTTTCGGTGGCTTTCTGCTTCACAACTTTCTCTCCGTTTCTCACCACTTCACGCTCGGTATATGAGAACCCCATAGCGCGCTTAAAAAGAGCAGATACAACTTTTGCATCAGATTCAGATTTGCCTTCAGTGAGCGCCTCGAAAAATTCTGCGTGTTCCTTCTGCCAATTGTAAAAAGACTGTTCAGAAATGCCCATTTCCTCTGCCATCTGAAGATTGGTCATTCCTAAACGTGCAAGTATTCGCACCCAGTCCGGGTGCCTATTTTTATCATATCCAGTAGGTCTTCCGACTTCAGCCATATTGTATTTAATTCCAGTCTTCTTCTTTATTAAGTCCAGTAAAGTCTTCGCCTTTATGCGTCATGGTCGTTATGAACCGCCGCTTGATCACTGGAAGTGATCTGTGCTACTTTACACTAATGACGCGCGTATATAAAAGAGTTTGTGAAACGAGTATAAAAAGTTATTCTTCCTAAAAATTTTACCAGTTTTTAACTGGTATTTGTTCTACTACACTCTTCATCATTTTGAGCCAGTCAGGGTATTCCATTCCATATTTCTCGTGCTCCTTCCAATTTCCCTGTAAGTCTTCCAGTCACACCTTTCACGGGTGTGTGGGTTGAAATTTTGGGTTACGAGGATGACGCAAAATAGAGTTTGTGGGAATGTATTCAACCTCAATAGACCGCACTTTGCACCGCCTCACGCGCTTCCCAATCGTTATCAATCATGGGCTTACCTTTCCGGTTCAATACATAAGTCCTCAAATAGTCCTCTCCATCATCTGTAACCTTCCATTTCCGATCTTTCCCACGTTTGATATACCCCTTGGAACGGAGCGCGTTCATGCATCCATCATCTCCTCCAATGTCCTTGGATGTAAATTTCCCATATGTCCCATATAGGGAATATGCAAATTCCAATACTCCACGGTATGTATCAGATAGGCATTTTGTCATTTCCAATACTCCAACTCAACTTGGTAAAGATGTGGAATCCTACCTTCGCGCGGTCTCCAACCTGATACGCACCCACCATCTGAATATGCTGGTGGTTGTGCCCATCTGTTCAAATTACTTGTCCATACCGGAGGGTTCAGAATACAAATCCCATCAATATTACATGCGCACGTTAAGCATCTGTATTTTTCAACCATTTTAATCAGTCCGTTTCTATACGGGGAGCAAGTAGGAACATGGATTTCCCACGCGTAATCTGGTATGATACAATGATTGGAAAGTCGTTACCTATCTGAATAGTTATTTCAGAGTTGCCCCATGCCCGCGCGGCCTCTTTCAGGTAGTCAATGGAATACATACTGTTACCAGTTCCAGACATTTTAACAGCCTCGCCCGGAGATATCGTCCTACCTACCTCGTCTATGTCTTTTGCATAAATCCGGAATCCTGATGGTTCCAATACCAGGCGCGGCTTGTCAGACGATATTCCAACAATTTTGAGGATGTCTCCAATGATCCCTCCATTTATTACCACTTCACCGGGTAAATCCAATTGTGGCATGTTTGGATCTTTTTTGACGGTTGCATCGCTCAATAATGCGAGTTTGTAGTCATACCCCCCACAATAGATTATAATTTGAGTTTCGTTAACAGATTCGATTGTGATTTCAGCGCCTTTCATCTGGAATACGTTTTTGAACTTGGTGAGGTCAATGCAGATTGATATCGGTTCTGCGATGTCATAGCACGAGAAGGCTTCTGATGACAGTTCAGAATATGCCATCGCTACATTTGCCGTGTCTGTGGTTCTATACCAGATTTTATCTGAATCGATGTGTAATCTCAATTCAGACGTTAATGTCTCTACAATCGAGAAAAACTCTTTCAATACGCTAGTTGATACTGTTAGTTTCATTCTATCCCCAAGTTATAATAATCGCAAGATTGTTCGCATGTTGCCCAATACTCATCAGTTGGATCTTGTTTATCTGGATGCGTGCAACAGTGGTAATCGATCCCATACTCATGAATAAGTCTGTAATATATACAATCAGTGTGTGGATGCGTCATTTTTCCTCCGGTTTGCGCAGGGTGAGCACCTTATCAAGTGCGTCATTCCCGCACCACCTGCCACATATTACCATTCTGAACAACTTTAACCGGTAATGTTGGATTGAATCCTCTCCATGATATCACAAACATACCCGCTTCATATTTGTTATCAGATTCAAATAGAGGTGGTATAGGCTCTTCAATTTCCCCGTGCTCTTCCCGGTATAAAACTGCGTCATTGTTCATCTCTTCACCATTCCTTTCATCAATGTCTGATGCCATAGTCTCATTTAATCACCATCTCCTTCATATAACATAAAAATACAGTGCTATAGTGGCTCATCAGTATTTGATAATACAAAAAACTCATTCGGCCATACATGAATTTTAATGGATTCCGCATTCATGTCTCCATGAATTCTAACTTCGTGGTCTCCATACGTTTCTATAAATCCTTGCAGAATTTTAATCAATTCGCTGGTTTGCATTTCCAATCTCCTTTTTCAATCCAATATAGAGCGCCGCAGTGTTCACAATGCCCTGTATCTCTCGGCCCAATCTCGTCTATTCCATATGTAATTACAACCCCATTGATGCAAATCCTACATTTCATCTTTTTACCATCCCTTTCATCAGTCCCCATTCAGCAACGATATCACTCATCTGCTGTTTGAACGATACTCCATTCTTCCTTGCCATTACTCTCACCAAATCTACCACCGGACAGGATAACCTTACTGATTCGGTGTGTTTATTCCTGTTAGTCATCTTTTTCTCTCATATTCTGCACATTGCCATTTTAGAGATTCGACAATTGCATCCACCATCTCTTCAACCGGCTCACTTAACCAGAATCGTAGTGTGTCACCACCTATCGAAGGGTATATTTCCCAATATGGGGCGCTCATGTATCCCATCAATCCATAACAGTCAAGGTATACAGATACAAATGCAATTTTCTTATCAACATCGCGCAGTTTTACATTATATCTGACAACCGCTCCACCAAATGGGGGTGTGGCTTTAACTTCAACTTCTTGCGGCCATCGGATAAATGGTATGAGTTCTGGCCATTGTTTCCACTCAAAAGCCTTCTCGCATTCATAACTCAATTTAAATCTGTCTATTCCATCTTCAAACATTATCTCACCTAATATACAACTTCGTCGGACTTCCCCGCGCAGATACAAACTCTGGGGTTATTGTGATATTTCCAATTTCAATCAAAACCTCAACATCCTCACCGAACATATTAACCGCTCTTTCGAGGTCTTCTATAAGATCTTGCGCTTTCATCTTCTCACCTAAACTTCAGAATCAATTCTTTTATTGCAATTTTCTCGAATTCTACAGCCATTTGTTTGATTGCTTTAGGAATTGCAATATATTCAAACTCGTTCTTACTCAATGAATACTCCATACAATACTCTGGTGGATATGGTATAGTATTCTCAATTTTAATACCAGTGTTAAGGTTTATTCTAAATCTTAATCCGCGGCGATATCCCCACTCATTCTGATCAATAACGTCTCTACAAAAGATAAACTCTTTAATTAGAGACTTTCCCATTCTCTCATACGCAATCGGGAATTTACTCACTAAAGGTCCCCATATTTCTTTTCTCTCTTCGTTCATGTTCTCACCTTTCGGTATAACATATTATACCTAATAACATAAAAATATTGTTTATGATGCCGGTTTCTTCTCATACAGTTCTCATCTCTTTTTACTCATGCGCATATATCCTGACCAGTTCCCCTCTTCAATTCTGTTTTTTATGAGTAATATTGGAACCATAACAACAATCATTGCAATCATTGCAATAATTACCCATCCGATATAATTTAATCCAAATACAATACCGTCTTCAATCATTCGATTTCACCATGCATGCATCTTTTTTCACTTCACATTGATGATGTTCATACGGACAATGCCTGCCCATCCTGGTTTCAGAGCATACAAATGTTCCTCTAAACTTCATTTTATACATGCATCTTGGTTTGTTCACGATAACATCCCCATTTCTACCAGTTTGTTGTAATGCGCCTTAACCGTCTTGAATGATAACCCTGTCCTTCTACACGCTTCCGCCATGCTGATTCCAGGTTCGTTCTTAAACTCATCCATGACTTTCATCTGGTTGATTGTTAGGGTTGGTTCTATTTTTCCGCCTGATAAGTCGCATGCCCCTCCGTCAATTGCAAGAGATATCTCACTGCATGGGCCGTATGGATCTTCTTGATGCCTGTAATACTCAAGCATCTTTTCCTCTTCTTCAGACGGTTCTGGTTCCTCCTCTTTTACCTCACATCCTCCCATTTCTATCTCAAGAATCCGCATCAAGAAGTGCAGAGCGATACACAGGCCTATAGGGCACATCGCAAACCCTGCACGGCTCCACCAATCATCAGGTGCCATGTGGATGTTAAACGCGATAGAAGCGATTGTATAGAGCACCAGGAAGAGCCACCCTTCCCACACCGGTTTACACATCCTCCCGGCATACAAAACAAACAGGGTGCAAATTATCAGGAATGCGTCAATAGTAAGCGGGAATATTATAGCCATTAGTGGAGGTATACCCATCAATAGGGCTGATTCATGCAGATTGTTATATGAGATTATAAACGAACCAGCAGCGATAAAAATCACAACGGATTCGATAATTTGAGTTAGGTTAGGGAGTTTCATTTTAGTCCCTCCATGCGAATCTCATTAAATCATTCCCATTCTCATCAAACAGTTTTGAGAGATGATAATAGTCGTTTCCAACCTGAACACCATGCTCAACAACATTATCAGTGTTTATTGTAACAGTTTTCCCGTATACAGTTCTCACACACATTTCCATGATAACATATTAGACGCACTAGTATAAAAAAGTTATTGTATGTAGTATTTACTCCCTGCAACATCACCATCTCCATGATACCGGCCTCCTTTCTGTGAATAGTCACGTTCACATGGTTCGATTTCATGAAACGACATTTGAGCAATCACCATACCCGGACGAAGAATAACAGGCCTCTCATTCACATTTTTTATTTCAAGCGTTATTTTTCCGTGAAACCCAGGATCGATAAACCCAGCGGTCACGTGCACCATAATCCCAAGCCTTCCGATACTGCTCCGTCCGTCCACCTTTGCAGCAATGTTAGAAGGTATCCTGAATGTTTCAATAGTATCCATCAGGATAAACTGATTAGGATGCAATATAACCAGTGATTCCGCATCTTTCTTGATGAGGTTATATGAATTCTGGTTTTCTGGATTTATCACACTGCACCCTGCATAATACGCGATCCTGGATCCTAATCTGATATCCAGGCTCGATGGTCCTACTAGAGTTGGATCGAATGGATCAACCACATCCATTTTAGTGCACAATGCACGGATTTGTCTATCATTTAACATCATTTTTTCCACCATTTTTAAATATGTTTAAATTACATTACTTTTATGGCAAATGAATTACCATTTAGCGCAATCAGGCGCATAGTAAAAGAAACTACCGGTTCACCTGTATCAGAGGGAGCAGTAAATATTTTCCTCGGCAAGTGTATAGAATTCTTAAAAGAAGAAGCCAAAAAGGCCGATAAACTCGCAAAGCACGCTGGAAGAAAAACAATCAAGGAAGAGGACATTCAGTAACCTCTTCACAATCATCCCCTATCGACTTGTTTATCTCTCTCGCATATTCAGTGTTCCACACCACGAATTCTGAAACATATGATGGATAATGCAACCCGTCATTTAATCTAACTCTCTCGTATTCGCTCTGTGGCCCTATACGCTGTCTGGCTACGATATGATACCGTCCTTCAGGTAATCCTGATATTCGCGCGTAATCCTTCTCTACTCTGTCCTCTTGGCAGTGTCCTGTGATAATAGCAGAGTATACCGTTTCCAACTGTGATTTTTCCCACATACCAGATGGATGCAAAATAAAAATGAGTTTGTGGCCGTTTTGAAATACCATTTATTCATCAACCTCTACAACTCTCTTTACAGATTCGGTTACTTTGCAGAGTTCAGTCACATCATCTTCTCCGAACAGTTTCTGAAGGTCTTTTACTGCAAATGTAGCAATCTCAAGAGCCTTTTCATTGCCCACTTTCTCAATGACTTTACCGGAGATCGGGACTCTCCGGGTAGAAATCTTCGTTACTAGATGGTATTTCCCGGAATCAGTCTCTTTTTTCAGGAGTGCCTTTTCCATGCATTTCTGATTCTCTGCTTCAAGTTCTTTGATTTCTTTCTCAAGTTCCTTGATTATCAACTGGTTGTCATAAATGTGTTTCAATGGATTCATTGTCATTTTTCTCACCTCAAAACTTACTATAACATATTATGATGTTACAGTATAAAAAAGATTACTTTGGTGGAATGTATCTACCACAAACGCGAAGAACCACATTTCCAGCACCGATCATGGTGCTGTCATTGCAATGATGTTTAAAGTTAGGGCCATGAGAATAGCACTTCTTACCGTCAATAACCGCTTCAGGATCGCAGATATAAAACGGTTCGTTGCCTATTCTAATAATTTGTAGAGGGATTTTAGCCTCTACAAGGTTTAATTTAGGTTTACTTTTTTTAGCCACGCATCCGCTCCTGAATCCATCGTGCGGCTCCCTTAATCACCGGATCAAGAATTGCGGTTGCACCGCCATAAATAGCCATCTGTTCTTCAATCCCATCAAGCGCAAGCGGATTACCCATCAGAGTATAAACAACGCTAACACCTACAGCAATAAGCGCAGTTTCTCCTGCATTCATCCAATCAAACTTATAAGGAGTTTCTTTTGCCGGATCAAAGATTTTAGTCCTGTATTTGATCCATGCCCACGAAAGACCCGTAATAGCCGCTGGGATGATCGGCTTAAGAACCTCTACAATCTCCGTGCTCATTCTGTCTCCGGTGTCAGAATTTCTATTTCAAACTTATAGTCTGAAGTTGGGATGAATTCCTCATCCTTAAAGTGCCCGATCTTGATGAGAATCTCATGCTTACCGGCTTTCCTCCGCGCTGCCATAGGAAGCCAAAACGCAAATGCCTGCTCTGATGCGCGGTTGACATCGTCAGAATTTGCGCCTGTTCCTGAAACCTGATTCAGTGTTGATATTTTTCCGTCGACTAGAACCTGATACCCGTAATCTCCAGTGGTATGCTCAATAACTCCGAAAAAGAACGATTCCTGCGTTTCTCGCACTGTTTGAAGTTTTAGTCCCTGGCCAGGGGCGTGTTTACCGGCGTATCCGTGCCAGATACCGGTGACACTAACGTTTGCATATGCCATACAATATCAGCATACGCGCTAAAAATAGATAATGGTTAGGTTGAATTAGTCACATTTACCGTGTAAATCTCACCTTCATCAGCACCAATTCCATATGGATGGCTGTGATCCCTCCACTTGAAATCTATACCAATCTGACCGGATCCGGTATCGTTTCCGTAAACACCAAGATGATTACGCTCTGATTTGTCATAGTTTAACGTAGTTTCACTCTTGTTAAATCCAGCCATCGCGCGCGTGTTGATGTCTTCCATGATATTTCCTAACGCAACCTCACCCCTAGTTGAGGATGTGACATTTGCATTCTCAACAATGATATCAGATTCAATATATGATCCTTGCCCAACTCCGTATTTAGAGACTTCTACAGTCTGATATGAAGGATTTGCACCTTTTATAAATGTCTGTTTTGTGCTACCGTCATCCGAGCTTAAATCTTCATGAGGCATGGTGTTTCCCGCTGAACACTCAAGGTCAGGAACGGCCGGTTGCTGGTCTCCCATGTATGCTCCATGCGCGTATGCATACCCTCCTGAAGTGGTTGCAACAACTGATGAATCAAACACGTTATCTAGCGTGTGGTTTGTTGATTCCTTTGAATCTATACGACTGTCTCCAGTCCCGGTCAAATAAATCAGATGCGACGTCCCTTCGTTATACTGGCTGCCTCCTGTGATGAATCCATACGAATAATCGCTTTCCTGCCACGATCTCTCTGAATTAACAATCAATCCTCCACTAGATATTAGTGTGATGTTTAGAGACGACAATGCAGCGCATGAAGCGTATGGTAAAATAATCAATAATAAAAGCGCGCAAAAAATAGATTTCATTTAATCACTTGTCCATTTTGAACTTTAGAGACTGGAACGGGCATCTCTCATTCCATGCTGATTTGATTGCAGGGATATATCGGCTCATTCCGGTTCTAGTTTCTTTTATTTCATCCCTAGCCGCATCAGTTGCTTTAGGTTGATCAAATATACTTCCGCCGTTAGACATATACCTAAAAATAGAGTTATAGAGAGATAATCATTTACATCTTGAGTAACCACACGATGGACATGTGAAACATCCTTCTATGCGGTTTAATTTAGCGCCGCATTCCGGGCATTTCTCTTCTCCCCAATCGCTCAATATCCTGTCAGCATACGTTATATCATCAATGCGATTTGTTGTTTTGAGATCTTCTTCCCTCTTCTTGATCCCTTCTTTAATCCCTTTACTTATAAGGTTCGCGCATGAGTATCCTTCAGACTCATTCTTTACATTGTTCACACAGGCGCTACAGAACACTTTATCTCCCTGTTTACATGCAACCTCATAATTTATACCCTCTTGTAACATCTTTGATACAAGCCTTCCAATGAATTCAAGATTGGCTCTACAACCGCCTTTCTCTGCATCTATCCATACTTCTATAGGGTCAGAACTCCCATGCAGGAATCCTGTTTTCACCCATAGGATCCCGCACGCTGAATTCATCCTTATGGATTTGAGGTCTATTTCTCTTGGAATTGTTACAGGTTCTTTTTTATCAGGTTTTTTCTCTTCTACCTTCTTTGTAGCATTTGTTTCTAATACTACGTCTGATCTGCTCCCTTCACGGTAGATGGTAAGACCTTTGCATCCGGACTCCCATGCAAACTTGATGAGGTCAGATATCTCTTCTTTCGTTGTGGACTCCGGGCAGTTGATGGTATTATGAGACGTAATCCCACTGATATTATATGAGTGAGTATTCTCAACCTCAATGTCATAAACTTCCGCACTTGAGTCTTCGATTGATGTTACTTTTACGTAACTAACCCCATTATCAATTACTTTTGGGGAATCGCTTCTATCAAGAACTACAAGATCCCCATCCATTAACTTCTGCTTTGCTCTTCTCTTACCATACTTTGCGACATATTCAGTATTCATTGGATACCATCGCATAATTTCAGTAAGATCCTGATTTTTATGCAAGTCTATAGGAGTGAATACATTCTGGTCGATCGTTACGCCATATGTCATATTTCCATTAAATACGCGTTTACTTCCGAAATATGGAACTACTCCAAGTGATACGCAAATATCGAATATGTCTCTCGCAAGTTGTTCTGAATACCCTTCATATATACACAGTTGCTTTCCATATTGGTGAGATTTTACATATCCATCAAGGCTTACACCTGATAAAAACGCGTTCCTCTCTGCAATACTCCCATTAATAATCTCAATTGGGCATTTCTTATTTCTACACCCTTTTCCAATATAACTATTAATCCATCGTGCAACATGCCGAGAAGTTGCAATCACGTTTCTTGTATATTCAGTTCTCTTATCAAATAAAGTTCTGGTTTCAAGCCCGAATAAATCTTTTACCAAATATGAAAATAATTCTTCAGTCCTATCATTATCGCAAGTTAATCCGATTGCCCCGCTTGATTCAGTTAAAAACCCATCAGCACAATACATTCCTACGAATTTCGCGAAGTTTTCAGACACTTCTGATGGTATTGATACAACTTTTCCATTGTTTACTATACCATCCATTAGTGAGACATAGATTTGTTTCCCGCCATTCAATATAACCGGTTTAATCCGCCTTCGCTCAATCAAATCCCCAATTTCTAATGATTCAACACTTCTCCATCCGTAGGGAGTCATTAAGTGATGGTTTAAAGTAGCCTCTATTTTCTGACCGTTTGACAATCTAATAACTTTTGTAGGTTTAATTCCACCGGAGTAATGAGATGATATTCGGTTTTCTTTTCCATCACATCCACTAACATACAATTCCTCATCAAATGGGTATCCAAATGTATCATCAAGCCTTGCATCTCCAATGGTTTCAACATCCATATAACCATTAGATGTAAGTATCCGCGTTCCTTTTGCTATACACTTGCTAATCGCTTGGTCTACGTGTTTTTGGATACCGGCCTGCATTCTGACGTGATCCATCGGCGATATGTCTTTAGCGGTGACAAACAATCTACGGATCTCAAATGCATCTCCATATGCTTCAGCGCCATTATTTAGAGTTCCGAATTGCTCCATATGATTCATTGCTGCATTATAATCATGTTCATTAAAGTTACTATTCATCCACGCTTCAAACATCGGATGAACTTCTCTATAAGTAGTCTTCTCCCCGCTCGCCCATGTGCTTCTATTGTAAACATACCCGAAATTTGGTTCTATCCCAGAACTAACACCAGCGAAGAGAGAGATGGTACCGGTAGGCGCCAAGGAAAGTAGAGCAGCGTTATACAGTTTCCCACCTAACAGTTCCGATTCATGATCTGCAATTGCACGCATCTCTTTGAACAGTTTATCCGCAAAGTCTAAACTGTCCTGATCCCCATATCTCATCCCCAGTGATATCAACAGGTCGGCAAAACCCATAACCCCTAATCCAATCTTCCGGGTCTTCTTCGTTGCCTCTTCAATTTGTGGGAGCGGATACCTGTTTTTGTCAATCATATCGTTCAGGAATCTGACGCCTAAACGAACGAGACTTGTGAATTTAACAATGTTAAATTTCCCATCAATAAAGCAACGCATCAGGTTAATTGATGCAAGGTTGCATGATTCCCATGGGAGTAGGCGGGTTTCACCGCAATTACCCACTAAAATTCCATTTGCAACGAATGAATTGTTTTTAGGCTCATTTAGGCAGTATACCTTGTGCACAAGTGATTTCTCTTTATAATCTACGATATTGTGAACTGTGCATGATATAGAATTTCCATTAGGCATTTTAAACGATGCCAATTTATCATATGGCTTCAATTCTCGTGCTTCAGTCCTATCTCCGTTATCAAGTATAAACTTGTGATATGGAGTGCAGCATACAGATTTTATTAAATGATTTCGAGTTTGAGACTCAAACGCAATCATAACCTCAACGATTATAGTTTTCTGATTCACACCTGTAATTTGAGGAGTAACTACAGACCATTCAAACCCATTCCATATTTCTACTTCCTCATTCACAAAGTCGGCGATTGGTTGAAACCCATACTCTTTGGTGAATATTTCTGTATCTCCACTGACGCAAGGGTTAGTATGCTCAAGTTTTCCGAGTTCGGGCCGTTTGTTGTCCTTCTCTGCGTTATCACTGAATATAATCCCAGGTTCTCCATTTTTCCAGTTTCCATCTACAATTAAGTCCCATATCTCCGGATCTGGATTCTGCATGAACTTGTCAGTGATATTGACGCTTATGTTAAAGTTGGATAAATCGCCTTCTTTAGCCTTGCAAGTGATGAACTCTTTAATATCCGGGTGATGAACGTCTAAAGAACCAAGATTGGCCCCACGGCGCTTTCCACCCTGTTTAATAGTCTCTGTCGCCTGATTGAATACATGCATGAATGATACAGGCCCAGAATTGTGAGATACAAACCCATTTGCAATGAAATTATTGTATGGATATTTCATTTGTATATCATATACTGGTTCCTTTCCACATTCTACAATTGATATTACTTTATCAAATGTAATCTCTTTAAACAATCTTGGATTCCCGGCACTGCGAAGGGTTTTATGAATTTTACCATGACATTTGGTGCAAATAATCTGCAAATTTTCAATTGAATTATTATATGGGTTTTCATCTGTGTGGTGTATTTCTATATCTGCGCCATTTTCAACCGTATTACCACAAACACAACATACATCCAATTTTAAATCAGGATACCATATTCTAATTCTACCTCTTGCAGTAGTCTCACTTGCATCAGAACCTTTGAAATAATCATTATTTTCTCCGATAAAACGAGATCTCATCTTTTGTCTTAATTCATCAGTCCACTTTCCGCTTGATGCTTTAGACATTTTAACATGGAACTCTTCAGATCCTTTTAAAGAACATCCATTAAATACAGATACTACACAATTCTCGCACATTCCAGCATATTTACTTCGCTCTCCACGAACCTTTCTCATTTTTCCACATCTTATACAAGTGGATGTGTTCAATTCATTTCCATTTACAGCAAGTGAATCACCTACAGATATATTTTTTACCTTTACCCACTTCTCATCAATACCTAAAAATCGGTGATTTGAAGTAGCGCGTATAACATATCCCAATTCAGTTTTTAATTCATATACAGTGTCAATACCACTATATATGATATCTATAAGTTCATTTTTTCCTATCGCATAATCATCGAGCATACACCGTAGTTTTTTAGGCAGATTTCGCCCTTTCTGTTTTCTTTCATACAATTCTCCAATTGTTATTTGTTGCCGGTTTATGATCTTTTTATCATTGGTATAAACTACAGTATCACCTGTAAGGCATGCAATATGCCCCGTTCCTTTTACCTCCGCACCTTTGCCGCGTATCTTTGAGAAATTAATCCCTGTTCCTCCTCCTGATTTGTGAATAAGTGCGCAGGCTTTCACCCCGTCGAAAATACTCTCTATACTGTCATCTATGTTAATACTGAAGCAGGCGCTCATCTGCGGATTGCTGGTTCCTGCATTCATCAAACAAGGTGAGTTAGGAATGAGTTCTAATCCTGCAATCGCCTGATAATATTCCTCTCGTGTTACCTCATCGTTCCCGATATAATTAGCAACCCTCAACGATACATCATCCCAGCAATCCTCACCTGGCTGATAATACCGCTCTTTCAATACATCCTCTGCTATTTGTCTCATCTCATTCACCATCCATCATAACTAAATACACATCTGTCTTTTGCGTTACAGGATTAACCATCGTAGCACGCTTTATTTCCCCGGTTCCATTCAGCGGATCCTGTGATTCCAACATATCTAAAGCCTCGTCGAATTCAGCGCGCTTTCCTACTCTTACCTGTTTCCTTACCTCTCGCAGAGGCATCCGCCCATTGTGCGCTTCCAATACCCGCAGAATCCTTTCCTGCGTTGTCCTCGCATCGGTCATGCATACGCGCGAAATAATATCCTCAAACACTGGCATAAAATACGTATCAATCTGTCTGCAAACTTCTTTTACTGTGCTTAAACGGATTAAATACTCATCTCCCATGTCCAATTGAAACCCTTTGCCATAAATCCATTGATAGAATTCAGGGCTTCCAATCTCAATTAATTGCATTAATTTCTGCGCGGATACTCCCATACGTGCGAATATAGATTCGCACTCTGTTTTTTCTGATTTGTGGTTCTCCTGGATTGTTTTAACCTCGTATTTGTTCCAGTATTTTAGCGCATCCTCATCAAACCTGAATTTAAGTTTTGCTTCAGGAACAGGGTTAGAATTGAAATACTGGTGAATTTTGCTTAATCTGTCTCCTATTCCTTTAATGGCTTTAACCTGATCTGGCGTGCGCTCTGATGTTACCATAAGCGCTTTGGTATAACGCGGGTAAATGAACAGGAATCTGTAAAAGAAACCAGTGGACAAGTCATTCTTTCCTGTCGTCTCTGTAAACCCATCCGGAGTAGTGGCCATCAAAATGTTGGTATAACTGTCTCTTACTGCCCAATCATTAGTTTCTGAATCAGATTCTCCCTTTTTAGGTCTTCCCCTGCGCTTTGAACGGGATGATTTGTAAGGTTCATTATCATAGAGTTTACACATCATATCCCGGTATTCAGACATAAACGTCTTCTTTTTCATCGAATCGAGTAGCCCAGCCGCCTCATCCACCATCTGATAAACGCATTTGTGCTCTGCGATATCCTGGATAATTCGTTCAGGGGTGATATTATTAGCGAGTTCGCGCTCTCCTATCAATCCCTCTGCAAATGCCCGGGCAAATCTGATTGATGTGGATTTCTTTGAGTATGATGACGTTCCCAAGTAAAACATCCATATATTCGGGAATATTTCGCCGTGAGTGGCGTTAAAATAGGCCTTTCGCTGAACTACCATAGACAGCAACATGAGAGCAGACCCATATTGATAATCCCTGTATGAATCTGTCATTTCGCAGATGGTATCAGCATATTTTACAACGAAGTGTTCATCATCTAGTTGAGGCTCATATATTCGTCCTTCTGCACGTTTCTGACAGATTGCATCAACCTCACTAAAATCCATTACAGGGATATCTTTCTTCTTGCGCTCTTTGTCAATCACCTTTAGTTCTTCTTTGTATCCGTATTTGTCAGCCAGTATATCCTTTAACTCAACAAATATATCACTGTTGATAGGAGTCGTATCACCGCACCTGATAAGACCATGTTTCATAGCCAGGAATGTTATAGGATCGCCTCCGAAGTCGTCGCGATGGCAATAGAACACATTTTTGCGCGTGTTTATGCTGTAATTCTTCCCGGTAGTGCTGCCATGAATAGGGTGTGAACCTTGGATTTCATCACCGTTTTTTGTTACTTTTCCAGTTGGATATCCTATTTCTTCTATTCTCAATCCAAGTTGTTCTGTGAGTTTGTTAGTCAGAAAATGTGCTGATTTGGGTATACACTCTTCTAATTTCTTATCAAAGTTGGATTTGAATTTAGAGATGATGTCTGTTTTGAAATTGTCAAATCTCACCATATCGTAATCATCAGGAACATACGAATTACCATTCGGATGAATGCATCCAGGACCTACACAATAGGCTTTGCATCCGGAAGGGTATACCTCTCCAAGATGGTTATCATTCTCATCGTAAATGACAATCTTTTTGTCACCTAGCCCGGAACACCTGAAATAATAGTGTTTACCTCCTGAACCTGTGGTGACTGAAAATGTGGTTGCACCAGCCTCTACAATTGCATCTATTAATAACTCATCATCACAATCCAGGATGCAAACATCACCAGACAGAGGCACAACACCGTAGTTTCCACCTTCACGCACCCATGCCTGTATTACAGGATCATCCCATCTGGTATCACGCGCTAGGAATTGCCATGCTTTATCTATAGGTTCCTTGCTGTGCTTTCCCAATCGGATGAACCCAAATTCAGATGTTCTCAACTGGTCAGGGATCGAAATGGTTAAACCATCAGAGATAGATTTATCTATATCCATTGTCTTCTATCCTCTTTTTTTTACTCTGATGGTTTGTATTTCGAATTCGGATTAATTACCCACGCGCCGCATGATGGACATGTTAATCTATATCGCTCTGATATTGTGTCCCATTCGTAAGCGCACTTATGACAGTGCGCCTTTGGTTTTATGTTATCGTTTTTTCCGTTCTCCATGTTTAGACCACCAATCAGCGAGCATCTCGAAAAATCGTTGCTGATAGAGTATCAATTCTTCGCGCTCAACAATGTAAAACTTACCGATGAGGTTAGGATTCTTGTTTCCATAAGGCGTATCTGTGCGCGTGTAAGGGCACAGGCACGCAACTATGCCATATCTCACTTTCTTTTTACTGATAAAGTGTTCATACGCTCCCAATTGTAAGAAATGCTTTTCTTTGCCTTCTTTACTGGTTTTGAAGTCTAGTAATACAGGATCGTCATTAAACTCGTATTTCTTGAATGTGCGCTGGCATGTTACAGTCCCGGATATCTTACAATCTAGATCATACGTGCCACAATACCCTAATTCATCATCGTGATTGAACTTCTCGCACGTTGCGCGTTTGACAGTCAATCCACAATCTGACCACATCATCTCAAATAGGTCAGCATAGTTCTGGATTCCTTCCGGGTAATCAGATGCTGGAATATCAGGCATATCTATAGGAGAGGGTGATAATTTCGATAGCACGCGGTAATGGCAGATTGTGCCAATCGTTCCCATATCTGCGAGGACCTGATCAGGATCATATCCCTTTCTCCGGAGAGACGCATACCAGTACTTGTAATCCTCTCCTAGCATATCACCTAAAACCGTGGTTACTGATGGCAAAACTCGCCCGTCTTTAGCCTTGTAGTGATGAGCCATCTATTCTGCTTCCCCCACATACGCGAAGAAATGAACGTATACCTCTGAACCACCTTGAGTTCCTATATTGGAGAGGAATTCAGATTGCTTAATAATAGATGGATATATCCTTTCGATTTCGCATTTGAGATCTTTCCACGATTCAAACCCCTCCAATTTGAAATCTGAACACTCGTGAGGATGCATCCTCTTATCAATCTGAAGTATCCTATATAACCTATCTCCAACTCTGAATAAATCTCCCACTTCTCCTTTTGGTTCATCGCGCGTTGTGCAGCATTTCTTACCCTGTAACACACGTTCTTCCATTTCAGGAGAGAATTTAAGGTTGATTAGAGTCATTCTTTCTTCTCCGGCATCTTCAGTAATTCCGCGCGCTTTGCTCTTGATATCGCAATTGCTGATATGAACACTGAAATAATACAGAGCAATCCAACAGCAGCACATACCAGCGCAGGCAACCATACCATATACCATGGATGCGAATCCGGCTGGAAAAACGATACTACCTGAATGAACAGGATAAATACTAAAATACAAATTTCTTCATTTCTCATTTTATCACCTATACCATATTAGCCGTCAGAACATAAAAATTAAGTTGCCCCATTCTCACCATGCTCAAACCTGGCTGATCGAGACTTCTTATATGCATTTTTTATTTTAATTGGGAATGAATCTCCATATACACAAAACAAACCATAATTATCAGAATTAAAAATATATCCAGATTTATAATCTATAGATATTACATTATCTGGGAAATCTTCATAATTTTTATCGCTTTTTAAAATTGCAAATTCTGAATTTTCTCCAAAAACACAAATAACTATATTTTCATTGTTATCTATTGAAAATAGGCATTCGTTTATACCATTCCCTCCACCAGAAGATCTGGAATCGTATGAGTATAAATGCATGTAATTTTCACCAGGATTTCCACCACATATAATTATTGGTTCTCCAATTGAAGTATAAAAATCGTAGCATTTATTATCCGAATCTATACTTGGTTTAATTTCTATAAATACACCAAAGTCTTTCAAATAAAAATCTGGGAGATATTTGTCACCATTATCTAATTGAAAACCCTCCGGTTCATATTCCCATTTTATACCAAGCGCATCAAAGAACACTGCCCATCTAGCCTCTAACCTGCTCCTAAAGTGATATCCTTTATACCTAGTTGGTATTGCTTTAATTTCTGTCATTCTCTTTCACCTTTTTATTATATTGCTCTACAAGTTTGGTTCTCCGTTCATTGATGCTTAACCCTGCAACGATTAACCCCATATCAATACGCTCAAGGTATTCTCTCATCTCTAATTGTTCTGAAGTTGCACCATCCCACGCATACTTATCTCCAGCAGATCCAGACCCTAGAATGATACTCTTAATCAGCCATGCTTCATCTCTATACGGATTATCAGATGATGGTGGATTCATTAAAAATTCTTTTATGCTATCATTAAGCAGTTTTGCAGCAGATGCGCTTTCTAACCTCTTCAAGTTCCATGTATCTCTTCCGGTCAAATGCTCCAAATATACCTGATAGATATTAACTCGCAATTTTACATCAAGCCATGCCGCAAAATCAAGCGCTACAATTGGATGCGCATAAGTCCCACCATATCTACCCATTTTAGCAATTAACGCGGGTGTTATAGCATTTGTTTTAACTCCATCACTTTCTACGGAGTTAGAACCAACTTCAATTTCTCGAATTAACTCTTGTGTTGAGTCATTTCGCATGTAATTTGAGATGTATTTACCTTCGTAAAATTTCTCCATATCATTGAGACATAAATATCCATTTTCATTCACTCTTACAGGAATCAACCCATAAGATCCAGTTGCTTTAAAAGTGGTGTTCTTTTTTAACTTCACCATGTATATATATTTGTTTTAATTGTAGTTAAAACAGATCTATTAAAACAAGCATTTTTACATTAAAGAATCAACATTAATATGCCTCTTTGAGGTAATGCATCCATTTTTCTATGTTAGCACTTCCTGCAGGGGATCCTAACCTGTCTCCTGCCTTTCAATACTGAAACAAATCCCCATACGTTTCTCTGTAAGCATTTATGCGCTCTTGAACGTGGTTCTCAAGTATCCTATGCCCGCGCTCAATGAAATCGACAATTATAGCATCACCAAACGTTTCATCCATCCGGAGAGCACGTCCTATAGTCTGTATCGTTGCAACCTCTGATTTACCTCCACATGCGAAAATTAAGCACGATATCCCATCAATCGAAACTCCCTCTTTAAGGAGAGTTGAAACCAGGCATCGAATTTCACCGGACTTAAACCGGTCAATGATATCAGCGCGTTCTGATTTTTTCGTGCTTCCACAAACAAACACCGCGCCTTCAATCATTCCAGTCAGGCACTTACCATGGTCAATCTGATTGACGTGGATGTATACCTGCCTACCTTTCAATAGGTATTCCTCTGCTATTTGTGATATCCTCTCATTCCTCTCAAAATTGAGCACTATCCCTTGCTTGTAAACGTTCTGCCATGATTCATTGTATTTGAGACGAACCAGTGAGAGATTCTCCATCCTAAAAATAGGCGCTGCCAGGTATCCACCCTCTACCAGTTGTTCGACCGATACCGATGCTGCAATTGTTCCACAGCACGCAAAGATCTTCATTTCTGCTCCGTCTGACCGGGTAGGAGTCGCGCTTAACCCAAGCCTGTAATCAGCCTTAATCTTCATACAGACTGAATACGCGGTCTTTGAAGGAATCGTATGACAATTATGAACCACTACACCATTAGCAGTATATGAGTGATTATCAGCGACCTCTATATCATACACGGAATTTTGTATTGCATTGTGGGAGGGATAAATGAAGAATCTAGCAATATTTGAGTGAATTTTTTTACATATTTTGTTTGATATATTCCTAATCGCGATTCTTTTTTCCCATGACATACAGTTGAATAAATATCCCAATGATCCATTAACCACCCCTTTAAAATATCCCCTTCTTCCGGTGTAATCTTCCCCAATGATATGCTGAAATCGTTGTTTTGTGTCTTGTGCCCATCGTCCAAATACCACATGGTTATTGCTATAGGATCTGTAATTTGAGATAACCATTCCTCTGTGAATTGTATTTTTCCATCTACTTTTACAATATTGTAAACCTCTTTTAAGCAGGGAAGAGATCGAGTTGTAAATACATAGTTCATTGTTCCATAACCATTGTTTACCTCTGGTTTTGGAGGACTCCCGCAAAGATCCTTCATTGCCGAATATTTCCAATCTACATACTGGGATTGCTTTAAAGAGTGCCGAATTACACATCTCGGGGCATTGCTGTGAGAATTTGGATAATTTATTGCCATATCTCCCATCAAACTTCCCAATATTAATTGCCGTTGGAATTGTGTCAGTTTTATATCGTTTAAATATGAAACTTTTAATCTCCTTGCATTTTCCATTGATTTCTGTTTTGTATTTTCTGAAATTGAATCCCAATATGTTTTCAGACGAATTGCTTGTAGATGGGGATTCGAATGAACCACATTCGAATGGCCACCCAATCCTTGAATTGTTGCAAATTCCTTCCCGCATTTCTTGCATTTGTAAGTCATCTATATAATATATGTAGTCCCTACAAGATAAATCGATCGCTTTAATCCAGCCTCTTTTTGTTAAAATTTTGTGGTTTTCTGTGCATTTAAAATTCCCACATTCATGTATACAATTTACCATCTTCAATTGAGATGGTTTTTTATACCAGTTTAAAATTTGTTTATATTCTCCTGTATGAGTCAAAACACTACATTTAATTTCATTTTCTACAATATCACCTATTTTTAAATTGCCAATATCAGTTTTTACAATTGTATCATATTGAAAGCATTCATCGATCACAAGCAGTCCCGTTTCCACTCCGGTTAAATCCATATTGTTGAGGGTCTGAACCATTCCGATTGTCACGAAATGCTTAAAGGTATCGTTTATACCATCCCCAATCAGGCCGTAATCTGTAAACCCGGCATCAAGGATCGCATCTCTCCATTGATACATGAGTTCCTTCCGGTGAACAATAACAATAAACGGCAGGTTGAGTTTTTTAGCCCACCATAAAGCGCAGCGCGTCTTCCCGGCCGCCGTAGGCAATGCAATAACTCCGGAACTGTTATAACAATTGTGGATCAATTTATAGATTGCCTCGCGCTGATATTCGCGCAGGCTAAACCCATCTGGATCGTTCTCAACATCTTCAATTCTGGCATTTCTCGATTCTTTCACCTCAAACGGGATATCCCAGATAGATAACGTCTGAACAACGGTATCTATCAACCCAAACGGGAAATAATAACTCCCGTTTTTAGCACGTCTAAATAACCTATCCTTACCGTCCCATTTACCTGATTGGAACGCATCTGTTTTTTCGTAGTTCTGAACATAGTATGATAACACTCTATCCAGAGACTCTACGATATCAGGCGATATCTCGCCGTTGATGAAAAAATAAGAATTTGAACGGTTAAGAGTTAGCATTCAGAACGCATCCTCTTCTTGTTCTGTTTTTACAGGTTTCTGTTTATTAACTGGTTCATCTCCCACTTCGCACCATCGACGGAAAACCTCTCCGATTTGTTTAGATAACAACACTGATTTCTCATTGAGTTCTCCAACCTCACCTCCCACGTTTCTGGTTGTGATGGTTGCCTCATGAGATGCGTGGCTTATATCAAACTCCACATCGAATTCGTATTCTATCCCGTCCCTCTGAATAGGCTTCATCCCGACTTTTTGAGGTTTCATCCTCCCGTCTGAATCCGTGCCTACATCATAATGAGTTTTCGCGCGGGCAGTACACATGATGTTAATCGGAGATTCCAATATTTTACGAACGAATTCGTCATACTTCGGCGTTATGTCTCCCCATGCAGTAAATGAGTTTTTCCCGCGTTTCTGCGCCTGGATACTCATAGAGAGAAATCCACCGTCCCTCTCCCAGAAATGAGATATGGAATCAATAACAAGGAATTTGATATTCGCTTCAATTGCAGCATCGATTACCTCATACAGTTTTTCAGGCTTGTATGGAGGCTCAATCGCAAAATATGAGTATTCAAATACATCTGCGTATTCCTCCCCTTGTGGAGGTTGTGTATCGATAAGAGCAACCTCACCGAATGCCGAACCAAATAGGAGAGATCCTAATGTTTTACCGGACTTACTAGGCCCGTATGCAATCCCCTTAAAGAATTTCTTTTTACGACTGGCTTTTCTAAACTCTACTGACATTATTCACCTCAAAAAAATGTAATTATTCGGATTTCTGTTCCTTGTAAAGCGCGCTTGCTTTCATCTTGATTTCATGAATGATTGCATCCGGAATCTCATCTGGAATCTCTGCAATCTTGCGCGCTTTCTCGAACGGTATCCATTGCGGGTCTTCATTGTTTGCTAACCCGAATGTTACAAATGCCTGGATGTATTTGTCAGTCTTTTTGGTTGCTGTCACTTCAGGCTCTACCTCATGATCCTGCACGAGTTTCTCACGCGCGGAGTTGTCAGGAACTCCTGACAAAACTTGCATGATAAACGGAGTTGCAACATGAATGTATAACTTGTCTCCGTCCTTTGACTCCTTCATGCTCGACACGCGCCCAAGAGCGATAACCTCGCGGCCGAATACGCCTTCCTGAACGAATGATGCCTGATCCTTCGGAGAGTCCGGCTTATCGGTTACTGCATCCTCTGCAAGGGCAAAGAGATCATCAATTGCAATCACCGGTTTACCTACGCGTTGACGTTCTACATGCAGGTTAATACCAAATCCGGATTCTCCTCCTTCAAGTGACAACGCACCTACAAAGTGTTTCTTCGGTGGGTTGTTTTCTGTATCACACCATACCGGATGTTCCCCGGCTTTTTTACCGTCTGCAAAAACAGCCTCTGCTGAAACGTATCTGATATTGCCTTTAAATGCGTGGATCTCAAACTTACCGAGGTCAGTAAGTGCCACAATGTCATGGATTGTGAGCGCGGATTTCTGAAGTGCCTTCTGGCAGTCCTCAAGGCTCTTCTGTTCCACATCTGATATCGAGGCTATGTTTACCCTAGTGCCATACTGATTTGTCACTATACCCCCTGTTACGCGGCACTTACACGGAACTTGGAACTGTTCAGAGTCCCATGACACCACTTCGATAAACGATCGATCCTTTCTCATGGCAATGAAATTGATCGGGCGCTTCGTTCCGAAGCCATCTCCGCCAGCGAATACAAAAAGAACCTCATCAAAAGGGTCTCCTTCTGGTTCAGACTTCGGTGCAAGCGCTGCCATTAGAATCGACAGGCGTGTATTCGGGCTTTTGTATTTCTGGTATCGCGGTGATTGCTGTGCCTCTGCAATGATTGATTCAACGTTTTTTCCTGATTCAATTGCTTTCTTATACTCTTTTGTTGCCTTTAAGAGTTCTAAAACTTCTTCTGTCATGTGTTCCTCTACTATGTTTGTCTGCTCATCCCTATGAATCATTGCAGATGCGATTTAATCGGTCATAAAATTCTTTTTCGTTCTGGTAAATCAGTTTTGCACGCTCGATTGAGCAGATAACAGAGTTGCACAATCCGCATTCAGAAATGTAACTTGGATATGTGCTTATTGCTCCATTAGGATGTTTAAACCCGAAATATTCTGACACAATACCATACCCATCATATGTTTCTAATTTTATAATTCTTATATCAATCAAATCACTATAATCTGATGTTTTTCTGTATTCAACTTCATACTGCTTCATTGTAATACCATATTACACTCACTGACATAAAAACATTCCTATTTTTATTATATTAT